AAAAAATGAAGGAGATGTTGGTGGATTGGGTGCAGCATATAACGGAATTTATTATGTGTATGGTGCCAGAGAATTGAGAAGATCCGTAGACGCAAATACAGCAGCAGAATATATCGGTGGTGATTTCGTCTTCGTTTTAGAAGGAACAACATATAACAACACAGGTTGGGTGCAAACAGAAGTTATCACTACATTGGACACAGATTCCATTCTGTGGGATCAATTCTCCGGTGCTGGTACATTTATTGCCGATGAAGTCACTTTAACCAAAAGTGGAGATACATTTAGTATCAAGAGCACATATATTGGACAATCTAGCATAACTACTCTTGGTACAATCGGAACAGGTACATGGCAAGGTACAGTAGTTGGTTTGACTTATGGTGGTACAGGTAAAGCACTAACAGCCAGCAACGGTGGTATCGTCTGGACAGATGCCGACAGTATGGAAGTTCTTGCTGCTGGTACATCTGGTTATGTGCTAACATCTGGCGGTGCAGGATCACCAAGTTGGACAAATGCTACAGATGCAAATACTACATCTGCTATCGTAAAGCGAGATGGTTCTGGTAATTTTAGTGCTGGTACAATAACAGCAAGTTTGACCGGTACAGCATCAAATGCTTCAGCAGTAACTATGGCAAGTGAAACTTCAGATACGACTTGCTTCTTGGCTTTCGTGAATACCGCATCTGCATCAAATCAAGCATTAAAGTATAATTCGTCATTAGCATATAACGCATCTACGAACTATTTGGAAGCCAACATTGATGGTGGAACTTATTAATAAATGAAAGAGATATATTATGTCAGAAGTGAATTATAATGAAACAGTCGTAATTCCATTTCTTCAAAAGAAGTTTCAAGAACTTGTAAACAACAATTTAGTTCTTGAAGTTAATTTGATGGTGGAACAGAATAAAAACAAAGATCTAACAGAAAAATTTAATAACATCACTCAGAACTTTGCTTTAGAAATTTCTAAGCGAGATGATTTAATTTCCCAATATAAAGGAAAGTATAATCAATTACAATCTGAATCGCCAATAATTGGTGATCTTCATAGTAAAATAGAAGAATTAACGAATATTGCAAATGATCGCGCAAATACAATTAGTATTAATAGATCTTCAATTAAAGAACAACAAGCAATTATAGATGAGTTGAATAAACAACTAAATACTGCGAAAGCAGAAATAGAAGTTCTCAAGACACCCCCATCTAAGAAAAAGAAAACACAACCTAAAGACGATATTCTCGATGGTGATGTGTTCTGATTGTGGAGAGATAAATGGCAATAATTAAACCAAAGCGCGGCACTACTGCACCATCGACTGGATTAAGCCAACACGAACTTGCTGTTGATACAACAAATAAACGAGTTTATATTGGTAATTCTGGTGGTGGTGGCGATTTGATTGGTTCTGCACCTAGCGGATCAAATACACAGGTTCAGTATAATAATAGTGGCAATTTTGGAAGCAGTGCCAATTTTACGTTTGATGGAACAAATTTACAGATAGGTTCTCAGGGAGATCTTCGTTTAGCAGATTCGGATTCTTCTAATTATATTGCTTTTCAGGCTCCCGCAACCGTTAGTAATAATAACATTTACACATTACCATCCGCGGTCGGTTCTGCAAATCAAGTTCTGCAAATAGCATCTGTTGCTGGTAATGATGCTACTTTACAGTGGGCAACTGTGTCTGGTGGTGGTGGAACTCCCGGTGGTTCGGACACTCAGGTTCAATTTAATGATGGTGGTTCTTTTGGTGGAGATTCTGGTTTAACATACAACAAGACAACTGACTCCTTGACTATTACCGGAGATCTTGCTGTAAATGGTGGAGATATAACGACATCTACAACAACTGCTTCTATATTTGATGCAACTGCAACAACGGTAAATGCATTTGGTGCCACTACAACATTAAATTTAGGCTATGATAGCACAGCATCATCTACTACAAATATTAATACTGGAGCAGTTGGTTCAACTCACACCAAAACAATTAACATAGGCACTGGTGGTGGTGGTAGTAGTACCACCGCAATTAATATTGGGTCTATTTTGGGAACTTCTAGTATTAGTGCATATGGAGAAGTGAATCAGATAGGCTCAACATTTATAATGTACTCAAGTGTATCGTCTTTTGATTCTATTGCTATGGGAAACGCAAAAGGTGGAAGAAAAGGAATAACAGTAACTGCGGAGGATGCGACGATTGCTCCCGTAGCAATGGCAATTGACAATCAAGACGGTGGAGGGGAAATTGACATTTATGGAGCTGCTGCCTACGATTACACCGTGGGTTATATTAAATGTGATACACCACTATTTCAAGCCGGAGATATAGTAGGAAATAGTAATGGTTATTCTATAGAATTAAATGACAATACTGGTTTTTTTACCGTAGCAGCAATATTAAAAATGGCGTCTAACCAATACATGGAATTTCAAGATGGTTCACAGCAAATAACAAAAACACCAGACTACTTGCTTTTTGATATGGGTATAGTATAATACACACGGAGAAATAATTATGGCAACAAACGCACAATATACAGCAGCACCAATTGTAGAGTATGCACAGGTCACAACAGCAGATACTTCTAGAACCGCACCAACAAACAGCACCGAAATTACCGCAGGTCCTAGTGCTACCGCCGGTAACGGAGTTGGAAAAAGAATCTTCAGAGTTACCATTCAAGCCACCGCAACAACAACTGCTGGTGTAATTCGTTTCTTTTACTCTACGGATTCGGGAACAACTAAAAGACTTATTTGTGAAAAATTGGTTCCAGCAATCACACCAAGCACATCTGTTGCTGCATTCAGAACAGAAGTTGCAGAATTAGTTGGTTTAATCATCCCAGGCGGAACAACAAATAAAATTTACGCAACAACAAACAACTCAGAAACATTTAATATTTTAGTTGAATCTGGTTTATTATGAACAATGGTTTTTATGGATTTCCTACTGGTAGTTCTTTATTTGAGATTAAAGAGTTTGAGAGTAGTGGCACCTATCGGATTCCCTCATTCGCAAAAAGGCTATGGGTTTTTATGGTGGGTGCCGGAGCGGGTGGTGGAGGGGGTGGACGCCGAGCTTCTGGCACTAACTCATTTGGTGGTGGAGGAGGAGCAGGAGGAGTTGTCAATCAGACATTTTTAAATGTCGATGAATTGGCATATACGGTTTCTGCATATGGATATTCAAATAATATAGCAAACCTCACACTAACCGTTGGTATTGGTGCCGGGGGAACAGGTGGTCTGGGTGCAACTACAAATACTGCTTCCGGAGGAAATGGTTCAATTGGTGGAGCAACTTATATAACACTTGATGGTACTCCCGGTTATATAATGTATGCCATTCATTCTGGATCAAGTGCTGCTGGTCAAGGTGGAACTAACACAGCCGGCACTGCTGGTGGATCAACTGCCTTTGTGTATTATGGCATGTCTTCTCCCGCGAACAGTGGTGCTGGTGGTGCGGGTGCCACCAATTTAGCATCTGGAATAACTCTTTCGTCATATACATCTAATGGTGGAGCGGGTGGTGGTGGAGTAAGTTCAGGAGATGCCGTAGGAAATGGTGGTCCAATATCTACAAGTGCTTCCACCGCAATAGCAATATCCAATCCAGATTATGTAAGAAATCAAACATTAATTGCAGGTGGAGTTGGGGATAATGCAACTACTCGTAGTCCTCACAGATATACACTATTTACAAAATACTCACCCGGTGTTGGTGGTGTTGGTGGTGGGGGTGGAAGTCTAACAACTGCTAATAATGGTCAAGATGGATATCGTGGTGGTGGGGGAGGTGGTGGAGGTGGAGCAAGAAATGGTATAACTACTGGTAACGGTGGTAAAGGTGGAGATGGATATGTTGTTATTGCTGCTTTTGGATAATTAATATGAATAATGGATTTTTTGGATTCCCAAACAGAAATGTAAATAATAAGTATTCCATAAGTGAATTTAACACTAGTGGAACTTATATTATTCCTTTTTCCGCAAAAAAATTATGGATTATGGCAATTGGTGGCGGAGGAGGAGGTGGCGGTGGTGGTCGCCGCGCTGCGGGCACTGCTTCTTTTGGTGGGGGTGGTGGAGGTGGTGGAACAATTGTTATACATGATTTTCTTGTTGATACTTTAGGTGGACCTAATACAACATTATTAATTACTATCGGAAGTGGAGGAACTGGTGGACCTGCTGGTGCATCGAACACTACGAGCGGTACCGTAGGTTCAGTTGGAGGACATACAACACTATCAATATTAGGCTCACCCGGATTTTTTATTGCTGCTTCGGGTGGAAATAGTGGAAGCGGTGGATCAGGCACATCGGGAAATGGTGCATCTGGCAAAAATAATTGGATGTTTGGATTTTTTACTGCGGCTGTCGCAACACATGGTGCTGGCGCTTCTAGTTCATCTTCAGCACAAGCGGGTTCGCAGGTAGTATATTATCTCAATCACACAGGTGGTGCTGCTGGTGGTGGAATAAATAACGGAACACCCGGAACGGGATTTCAAGGTGGCGCAATTACAGGTGGTGGACAGTTTTCTGGAGTAAGAAATCCTTTATATGCCCTATCAAGTAATATTTGTCAGCCCGGACAAGTTAATACTGGTTTGCCCGGTGATAGTGCAACTGGTAAAACAATTTTTGGACAGTACAGCCCAGGACTTGGGGGTGCTGGTGGTGGAGCCGGACCAGATACTCTAGCGTCTGGTGGAGGCGCTGGTGGTGCTGGCTATCGTGGAGGTGGTGGTGGAGGAGGAGGGGGTTCAAGAAACGGAGTTGCCGCCGGTGCCGGTGGCCGCGGTGGTGATGGGTATGTTGTTATTGTTGCTTATTAAAGGGATAATACTATGAATAATGGATTTTTTGGATTTCCTTCTGCTTTGAATATGAATGTGCTTGCAATTGATGAATTCGATTCAAGTGGGTCATATTCCATACCAAAAGAAGCAAAACTAATAAGTATCCTTGCTGTTGCTGGTGGAGGTGGTGGTGGAGCTGGTCGCTGGCGTGCCGCAGGAGATGCAGCAAATACATTTGGTGGTGGTGGTGGCAGTGGTGGTTCTTATGTGCTTCATGATTTTCTAGTAGATGAGTTGGGTGGACCAGGATCTACCTTATTAATTACAATAGGTGCTGGTGGTAATGCTGGTGCTGCACCAGTGTCTTCTGGAAACAATGGTGGTGCCGGTGGTACTGGGGGTTCGACAACCATTACTATGCCCGGAAAATTTGGTTTTTTAATTTCAACAGTTGGAGGTGCGGGCGGAACTGGTGGAACCGCAACAGCAGGAACGGGTGGTACTGCTAGAGCATCTATAGTCCAAGGAATTGCTGTGGGTGCCTTAGGTGCCGGTAGTTCAGGTGGCTCAACATCTGGAAACGGCAACATAATACAAGGTTACAACTATAATGGTGGTGCTGGTGGTGGTGGTCACACTAACGCGGGAGGAGCAGCAACCTCTAACAGCGGAGGAAACATCACAACATCTACAACCGCATCCACAAGTGTAATGAGTTCTTATTATGTTAGAAGTGGTACAATTTTAAGTGGTTCTGGTGCTGGAGGACAATCTGCTTTTGGTTTTACAATAGCGGGAAAATGTACGCCAGGACTTGGTGGTGCCGGAGGAAGAAATGGTGCAACCTCAAGTCAAGGTCAATCGGGTGGTGCCGGTTATCGCGGTGGTGGAGGTGGAGGAGGAGGCGGATGTTGGAGTACCCACACTGGTTCTGGTGCCGGCGGCCTCGGTGGTGACGGTTATGTTCTTATAGTTTCATATAATTAATAGGAGAATTAAAATGAGATGGGCTTTAATTAATAGTGAAAATAATTTAGTAGAAAATGTTGTAATTTGGGATGGCGAAGGTACTCTATTTCCAAATACTTTGAATGTTCTTTTGACTGAAAATGAACCATGTTCCATAGGCTGGTTGTATGAAGCAAACAATACACCAAGATTCACAGAACAACCTGAATAATTTTTGAAAGACTTATATTATGCTTAAAATTTATCGTATTGGTGAAAATGCTACTTTACCAAAATTTGCCACAAAACAATCTGCTTGCTTTGACATATCTGCAAGTGAAGATTGTACAATAATTGCAAAACATAGTTATGCCGTTTCAACGGGATTAATTCTTGATATACCTGAGGGTTATTCTGTAAGAATTCATCCCCGATCTGGATTGGCATATAAAAAGGGAATTACTCTTTTAAATTGTGAAGGGATTATTGATTCAGATTACACAGATGAATTGAAAGTAATTCTTTACAATACTTCAAATATTGATTTCACGATTAACAAAGGTGATCGTATTGCTCAAGGGGAACTGATTAAATCTCTTGACTATACCATTGATGAGTGCTATACTAAACCCACACAGAAAACCGACCGTGTGGGTGGTTTTGGCTCAACAGGAATTAAATCATGAATCAACCGTATAAGATGACAAGAGACGAACTTCTTGGTTTCCATGAAAATCTATGCAAGGAAGCATTGGAACTAATGAAGAAAAAGAATCACGATTATGCCGGTAAGGGTGGCGAAGAACCATTTGCAAACTTTACTCGCACTGAAGCAATGGGTGTAACTACTACGGAAAAAGGAATGCTTGTCCGTATGACAGATAAGATGAGTCGTTTATCATCTTTTACTGAATCTGGCACTTTTGCTGTTTCTGATGAGAAACTTTTGGATACAATTCTTGACATGATTAACTATTCCGTACTATTCTACTGCTATATGCAAGAGAAGCAAACCAAGCGCGAGCAGGGTAAGCCTATGTTCCTAGTGGAAGATCCAAATCATCCAATCAGAATTGAACCAACAAAATAATGTCTAAATTTTATACTTATGTTGCGATTCGGGGAAACCGAATCTTATACCGTGGATATGACGGCTCCAAGCGCATTCATCGCGCAGAGCCGTTTTATCCTACGGTGTTTGTGCCAGCGGTCAACAAACAAACAGAGTGGAAGACTCTGGAGGGAAAGTATGTTGAGTCTTTTAAGCCTGGAAACATTGATGAAACTAGAAAGTTCATTGATGACTACAAGGATGTCTCTGGATTTGAAATCTACGGAAACAACGACTTCGTATATCAGTTTATTGGAGAAGAGTATCCGAAAGAAGTTGCGTATGATTACAATCAACTTCGTATCGCTTATTTGGATATTGAAACTGAATGTGAAAATGGATTTCCGAACATTGAACAAGCCGATCAACGAATCAATGTAATTACAATTCGTCTGCACGACCAGACTTATACATTCTGTCTTGGTAAAGCGACTCCGGTTGACTCCAATCACCATGTCTATTCCTACACAAAGGAAGACATTATGTTGGAGCAATTTTTACAATTCTGGCAAGACAAAGATTTTGACATCATCACTGGCTGGAATGTCCAGTTCTTTGATATTCCGTACATTATCCATAGACTGAACAATGTCCTAGATGATAAAGCAGCAAATCGTCTTTCTCCGTGGGGACAAATCAAGACACGCACCGTAGCAGTTAAGCAGCAAGAGCATGTTGTTTATGATCTTGTTGGTATTGCTACGATGGACTATTTTGATTTATATCGCAAGTTTACCTTCGTTACTAGAGAGAGTTACAAGTTAGATCATATTGCATATGTCGAACTTGGAGAAAGAAAAGCATCCTTTGAGGGATACGACAACCTTCAACAATTCTACAAGGGTGACTTCGATAAGTTTGTTGCATATAACCACAAAGATGTCCAACTGGTTCTTCGTTTGGAAGAGAAGTTGCGTCTACTTGAACTTGCTCTCGCTCTAGCATATAGTGCAAAGGTTAATCTGCGAGATGTATTCTCTCAAGTTCGAACTTGGGACACTATCATCTACCATTATCTTAACGAGCATAAGATTGTAATCCCGCAAAAGGAAGTTGAAGAGAAGGACAAGAAGTTTGAAGGTGCATATGTGAAGCCACCGCAAGTTGGTGAGCATAAGTGGATCGTGTCTTTTGACTTGGATTCTTTGTATCCACATTTGATTATGCAATACAACATTTCACCCGAGACAAAAACATCATATGGTAAGCGGGGATCTTTGAATCCGGATGTTATCTTTGATCGTGAGGATGGAAAACCAGTAACTTCATTCATAGATTGTGTGAATCTAATGCGTGATGTTAAACTCCGCAGCGAATCGTTGGCAGCAAATGGTGTTACCTTCCGCAAAGATCGACAGGGGTTCCTTCCAAAGTTGATGGAAACCATGTATGAAGAACGGAAGATGTACAAGAAGAAGATGTTGGAGTGTAAAGCAGAACTGAAGAATCTTCCGAAGGATGCACCAAAAGAAAAAGTTACAGAACTAAAGAATCTGATTTCCAAGTATCACAACTTTCAGTTGGTTCGTAAGATTCAATTAAACAGCGCGTTCGGTGCAATCGGTAATCAATACTTCCGTTACTACGATCTAGACTTGGCAGAAGCAATTACCGTGTCCGGTCAATTGTCAATTCGATGGATTGAGCGTGGGTTGAACAAGTTCCTAAACAAGACTGTAGGAACAAACGATGTTGACTTTGTTATTGCAGCAGATACTGATTCGGTTTATATCTGTTTAGACAAGTTGGTGCAGAAGGTTATGCCTAATGCAGACAACAAGAAGGTTGTGAAGTTCTTGGATAAAGCGTGTAAGGATATCATCGATCCATTCATCGAATCGAAGTACGAAGAACTTGCAACTATGATGAACGCTTATTCGCAAAAGATGCATATGAAACGCGAGTCTATCTCCAACAAAGGTATTTGGACTGCAAAGAAGCGTTACATGTTGAATGTGTTCATGGGTGAGGACAATGTTCTTCTCGACAAGCCAGAACTAAAGATCATGGGTATCGAAACGACAAAATCCTCAACTCCACAAATTGTGCGTGAGGGGTTGACTAATGCCATTGATATCATCATGAATCAGGATGAACTTGCTTTGCGTAATTTTGTAAACGAATTTAGAGATGTCTTTAACAAACAAGATCCAGAGGTAATTGCGTTTCCTCGCGGATGCAATGGCATTACTGAATATGCCGATTCATCTAGAATCTATCGCAAATCTACACCAATCCATGTGCGTGGTTCTCTTTTGTATAATCATTATTTGAAACAGAATAAACTCACAAAGAAATACCAATTAATCAAAGACGGAGAAAAGATTAAGTTTGTTTATCTAAAAGAACCTAATCCCATCGGAGAGGATGTCATATCATTCATCAATACTCTTCCGAAAGAACTTGACTTACATCGTTTTATTGATTATACTTCACAGTTTGAAAGCAGTTTCATTGAACCGCTCAAGATTATTCTTGATGCAATTAAATGGAAACTAAAAGAAGAAAGCACTTTGGAAAGTTTATTCGTATGAATAAAGATGCAACACTAATTATTGAACAATGTCTGGACGAAAAGATAGAAGAATATCGCCTAATTCTAAAAAGCGATCTGGCAAAACTATCATTATCCCAACTTGAAACATTCAATAACAAAATTGCAGATCTAGAATATGCCAAATCACAACTAAAAGGAGATAAATAATTATGAGTTTTTTGAAAAACATCATTAAGGAATCTAAAAATGAGTTTGCTTCAATCGTGGATGAAGGAATTGAAGGAAGCGATATCAAGGGGTTCGTTGATACTGGCAGTTACGCTTTCAATGCTCTACTCTCTGGTTCTCTTCATGGTGGCATGCCTGACAATAAGATCATGGCTTTGGCAGGTGAGAGTGCAACTGGAAAAACTTACTTCACGCTCGGTATCGTAAGCCAATTTCTCAAGGATCGTCCAGACGGTGCTGTGCTGTATTTTGATACAGAGCAAGCAGTCACTAGTCAAATGTTCAAGGAACGCGGTGTAGATCCTTCTAGGGTTGCTGTATTCCCCGTAAACACGGTGGAGGAGTTCCGTCATCAAGCAGTCACTATTCTTGATTCTTATTTGGCTCTAGCGGAGAAGGATAAGAAGCCAATGATGATTGTTCTTGATTCTCTTGGTATGTTGTCTACAAATAAAGAAATGGTGGACACTGCCGAAGGTAAGACTACAAAGGATATGACTCGCGCACAAGTAATTAAAGCCACTTTCCGGGTTCTTACATTAAAACTTGGTAAGGCAAATGTGCCACTTATTATGACCAATCACACCTACGATGTTGTGGGTTCGATGTTCCCAACGAAGGAAATGGGTGGTGGATCTGGTCTAAAGTATGCAGCCACAACTATTGTCTATCTCTCCAAGAGAAAAGAGAAGGATAGTGATGGAGGTGTAGTTGGAAATGTGATACACTGCAAACTCTACAAGGGTAGAATTACTAAGGAGAACAAGATGGTTGATGTTCTGCTTAAGTATGACAGTGGATTGGATAGATACTATGGACTAGTTGATCTAGCCCTAAAGTATGGAATCTTTAAGAAGGTTTCTACTCGTATTGAACTTCCCGATGGCAAAACTGCTTTTGAGAAGAGTATTCGAGAGAATCCCGAAAAGTTCTTTACGCAAGATGTAATGGATAGACTTGAACAAGCCGCTGGTGCGGAGTTCAAATACGGTACTCAGTCTGCCGGCGAGAAGACTGCTTCAGAGGACAATGATGAGTCTGATGAATGAGTGTAGAAAAAGTAATACTTGAAAACTTACTCTCTAACGAACCATATGTTAGACGAGTACTGCCGTTCATCAAGGATGAATACTTTCAAGAACGAACTGATAAAGCCATATTTCGTGCTGTTCAGGAGTTCTTCAATAAGTATAATGCGTTACCATCTCTTGATGCACTAAAAATTGGTCTATCATCTCGTACTGATTTAACTCAGAACGAGTTTGATAGTATTGATCAAAAAATTAAAGCGTTCGATACAACCACGAAGCAAGATGAAAATTGGCTTGTGGATGAGACAGAGAAGTTTTGCAAAGACAAAGCAATCTTCAATGCTATCCTAGAGTCTGTTCATATTATTGAGGGTAAGTCGAAGGAGAAGTCAGTCAATGCACTTCCGTCTATATTGTCGGATGCATTGGCTGTTTCTTTTGATAATAACATCGGACACGATTACCTACGAGATGCAGAAAAGCGATACGAGTTCTATCACACAGTAGAACAGCGTATACCCTTCGATCTTGATTACATGAATCAAATTACAAACAATGGTACTCCTCAAAAGACTTTGAATGTAGTCATTGCGGGTACTGGTGTGGGTAAGTCTTTGTTTTTGTGTCACCATGCTGCAAACTGTTTAATGCAGAACAAGAATGTGCTTTACATCACTTGTGAAATGGCAGAAGAACGAATTGCAGAAAGAATCGATGCAAATATCATGGACATCACTTTGGATGATCTCAAGCAACTACCAAAAGAGATGTACGCCAAAAAGTTATTCAATGCAACCCGTGGGGTTAGCGGTAAGTTGATCGTGAAGGAGTATCCTACCGGATCTTCAAATGTAAATCACTTCCGCCATCTGTTGGAAGAACTAAAACTTAAGAAGAAGTTTGTTCCAGATATTATCTTTGTAGATTATCTGAACATCTGTGCCTCTAGTCGTTTTAAAGCGGCTATGGTAAATTCCTACACTTATGTTAAGGGAATAGCAGAAGAACTTCGTGGATTGGCAGTAGAATACAATGTGCCAGTTTTTACTGCAACACAAACAAACCGTGATGGGTATACAAATACTGATCTTGGTTTGGAAAATACTTCAGAGTCATTTGGTTTGCCGCAGACAGCCGATTTCATGTTTGCAATGATCCGCACAGAGGATCTTGACAAGATGGATCAAGTTGTTGTCAAACAACTAAAGAATCGATATAATGATTTGGCTTCTAATCGTAAATTCATTCTTGGTATCAACCGTTCCAAGATGAAGTTGTATACTGTTGAAGAATCTGCACAAGAAGGATTGATTGGTGTTGGTGCAGAGGATGAGGTAGCAACAAAGGATAACGGTTTTACTAGTAAGTTTAAGAGAAAAAGTTTTGGTAACAAAGCAAAGGATTGGCAATTTGAGGAGACACACGATGCCTGAATATAAGCAAGTACAATACATCAGTGAAAACGATACTCGCACCTTTGAGCAACGACTTGCCGCTTTACCGGCAATCCGCGACGAGGATCTTCCAGAGTGGGAAGAGTGGGCAAAGCGCACATTTAACATTGAGTAATAATGTCATTAATTGTAGATAAAAAGTATATCAATCTAGTATCCCCCATGCTTGAGATGTTCAAGTGGAAGGGTGATACTTTGGCAAATTGTCGTTGTCCTATTTGTGGTGACTCCAAATCAAATAAGACAAAAGCAAGAGGATACTTTTATTCTAAAAACAATGATATGTTTTATAGATGTCACAACTGTGGGGCATCTACAAGCATCTATAGATTTTTGGAAACCGTTTCTCCAGCATTAAGCAAACAATACTCTTTGGAGCGTTGGAAAGGTGGAGAAAACGGTCATTCAAATTATGAAAAACCAAAAATCAAAATGGACACTCCCAAATTTAATAAGATAGTTTTACCAACTATTAATGATTTGGATCGTTCACATGTTTGTAAATCTTATGTAACACGCAGAAAGATACCACAAGAACATTGGGAAAATTTGTATTATGCAGAAAACTTTGCGGAATTTGTGAATAAGCATATTCAAAAAGATGTTGGTGAAGAACCAAGATTGATTATTCCAATATTCGATAAGGACAATGAACTTGTTGGGTTTCAGGGAAGAGCATTGGATGACAATGCAATTCGTTATGTTACTATCAAATTTGACGAAGATACCAAGTTGTGTTTTGGTGTCGAGCGAGCAAATTTGAAATCAGTTGTGTATGTTATGGAAGGACCCATTGATTCGTTGTTCATTCCAAACTCAGTTGCCATTCTTGGAATGAACCACGAAATTGATGCAAATTTATTTGCAAGTAGTAAGTTGATTTATGTGTTGGACAATGAACCTCGTAATAAGCATGTGGTTCAGCAATATCAAAAATTAATAAATACTGGTAAGACAGTTTGCATATGGCCTAATAGTGTAACAGGTAAGGATGTAAATGATATGGTGTTGAGAGGTAGAACACCAATCGAAGTAAAAAGAGTAATCGATACTAACACTTACTCCGGACCTGAAGCACTTATTAGATTCTCTCAATGGAAGAAGGTTTAAATGTCAAACTACGACGACTACGAAGATGAGGATGAATACTATGAAGATGACGAGATTGAATCAGATGATCCGGAAGAAACTCCACCATTCCCAAGTTACTCAGATGGAGGGTCCGAAGAAGATGATGAAGAAGTTATCGACTTGGACGAAATTGAAGTCGAATTCGACAACTTAACAGAAGAGCAACGCGCTTGGATTTTAAGCACAGAAGCCGTTGCTGAATTTGGTATAAAATTTGCAGAGTACATCAAAGCGATAGATCCCGAAATGTGGAAACGCGCAAAAGATTATGCTCTAGATTACGTTCAAATTGATGGTGTGGAATTTAATTTTGGTGATGATAATGAACAAAAAGATAAACCTACTTGATCACGGATTTGTTAACTTAGTTGATTACATGGGAAGCGATCTCACGGTAGTAAATGCCGCGAGAGTTTCCTTTAATAAGGAAAGTGATTGGGATACTGATCCCAATTGGACTGGTTATCGTGAACACAAATTGTCTGAAAAAGATCAGAAACTGATCTCTTATCTTGCAAAGCACAAGCACTGGACTCCCTTTGCACATCCTCAGATAACTTTGAGAATCAAAGCCCCAATTTTCATCCGAACTCAACTTTTTAAGCACAAGGTTGGATTCGTAGAGAATGAAGTATCCCGTAGATATGTTTCGGATACGCCAGAAATCTATTGTCCGCAGTGGCGTTCAAAGCCAACAAATGGCGCAAAGCAGGGAAGCGAAGATTTCGTTAACCCCGAATTAGTGAATTCATATAATACTGATTGGGAAAGGATCGCTAAACCCGCGCTAGAGGTGTATCATAAACTCATCGCAGAGGGGGTAGCCCCCGAGCAGGCGCGTTCCGTGCTACCACAGGGGACTTACACCGAATGGTGGTGGACAGGATCACTTTCTGCATACGCGAGAGTATATGCACAAAGAATTGATCCCCATGCACAATGGGAGGTTCGCCAGTATGCACAAGCCATTTATGATATAATCCAACCGCTATTTCCGCACTCTTGGAAGGCTTTGACTGGCAAATAAATAGAGATATGCTACCATCATTTTCTTCATTTAACACACCGGAACCGCGATTGAATTATGCCAATTTATCAAATTGGTACATTTCAGGAAAGGCTGCACCACGGAATAATAGATTTTTACTTACCCGTGATCTGGGAGAAATGAAGCAAGGATCAGTATTTAATATAATCCTTTCTGAAACATTTCAGTTTCTTACAGAAGAGGGCAATAAACCATATATTGTGAAATTAAACGGTATAGGTGAATATTGCTTTGTAGAAGAAGGAACAAACAGATTATTTAAAATCCTTGGTGGTAATGACAAATATCCAGATGGTAAAGAATATAACATCATTGATAAGTTGTTTGTTCTTGCAAGTGAAGATGTTATTGTTGATTCTGTTGCTGAAGTAATTAAAGAAGAACCAAAACAACTAGAAGCACCAACTCCTATTATGCTTCCCGGTTTAAAGGGAGACAATGGTGAAAAGGGTGACCGTGGAGAACGTGGATTTATTGGTGATCGCGGAGAGAAAGGTGAAAAGGGAGACAAGGGCGAACCAGGCGATATTGGTCCACAAGGTATTCAAGGTCCAAAGGGTGACACCGGAGAAAGGGGCACAGATGGATTACAAGGCGAAATTGGTCCTAAAGGTGACCGTGGAGATACTGGAGATAAGGGAGAAGTTGGCCCAATTGGACCGCGAGGAGAAAAGGGCGAAAAAGGAGATACCGGTCCCCAAGGGCCTATTGGGTTATCTGGTCCACCCGGTCCACGTGGTCCTCGCGGTGCTAAAGGAGACAGAGGTCCGAGCGGCGATAAGGGAGAAGCGGGCGAAACTGGTCCAAAGGGAGAACGCGGCGCTCAAGGTATACAGGGAACTCAGGGAGCAAAAGGCGATGTAGGTCCGCAGGGACCTGCTGGTGTAGCGGGAGAAGCAGGATCAATTGGTCCTAAAGGAGATACTGGAGAACCCGGTGTAGTTGCTGCTACGTTTCCTTTGAAACTCGAAAAGAAAACTCTTTCGATAGAATCTAAGTATTTAAATGATCTTGTTGCACATGTAGGAAAACATAGCGCACAAGGCGGTGGTGGTGGAAACCTTATTGTTAAACATGAAGGAAGTAGACTTACTTCTGCCGCTAAAAGTATAAACTTCACAGGAACTGGTATTTCATCGGTTTCTTCTGATGGCAAGAATATCAACATCGATATCTCTGGTGGTGGAACTACGGTAGCAAATAGATTCACTTATGCTCCGGTTCCACCCGAAGGTGCAATCAATGGTGATAGATGGTTTAATAGTTTAACTGGTAGATACTTTGTTTACATTGACGATGGTGATTCATCTCAATGGGTAGAAATTTCTGTAGTACCCTCTATTAATTTGTCGCCTGTTTATCACACACAAGCAGTAACCACATCATCATATCAAGCGTCATCCTTAGATTATTATATTGGTGTAAACTACGCCGGAATAGTTACAATTACTCTTCCAACAACACCAGTTACTGGAGAAACTATTACAGTAAAAGATGAATCTGGACAAGCAGGATATGCTAATCGTTACATTGAAATTGTTCCTGGCAATACAAACGATTTCATAGATAATGAAGAATCTGCAATTTTAAATATTAGCAATGGTGCATTACAATTCATTTATAGAAATGGATGGAGAATCATATGAGTTACCTATTTAACGATCAAATACGATTTAACGGCGAAGCAATTGATGCTTTTGCTCGTCTTAAAGTAAGCACACCATTTACTCTGTTTGATTCACAGCACCGTTATCAAGAAAATGATAAATGGGATACTTTAACCACTAGTGGTGGTTCTACAGAATTCAAACCAAATGAAAGTGCGATTAATTTAAATCTAACAACCGCTTCGGGTGCGAAGGTTTATAGAGAAACAAAAAGAGTATTTGCATATCAACCAGGCAAATCTTTATTGGTATTAAGTACTTTCGTATTTGCAGCAAAGAAAGCAAACCTTCGTCAAAGAGTTGGTTATTTTGGTGCTCAAAATGGAATCTATCTTGAGCAAAATGGAAATGATGTTTATCTTGTATTGAGAACATATGTTGATGGATCTGTTGATGATGAGACATATAAAGTATCCCAAGCGAATTGGAACGGCGATAAGTTCAATGGCACTGGTCCAAGTGGCAGAACTTTAGATCTAACCAAAGCAAACATTTTGATAATGGATATTGAATGGTTAGGTGTGGGTGATGTGCGTGTTGGATTTTTTGTTGATGGAAGACCTGTTATAGCACATACATTTCATAATGATAATTTGAGACCTACCACATACATGACTACTGCAACTCTACCATTGCGTATAGAGATAGAGAATTTAGCAGCAACCGCATCTGCATCCACAGCAAAACAAATATGCAATAGCGTAATGTCGGAAGCAGGATTTGAAGGATTCTCTAGACGGTATAATGTCGCAACGACTATAACATCTCCAAAAAGATTGGCAACCGCTGGTACTTTCTATCCTGTAGTTTCTTTGCGTTTAAAAGACTCTAGATTAGATTCTGTAATTGTTCCATCAAATATAAGTGCATTGGTAATTGCAAATACCTCTGCACAATACAGAATTTTACTAAATCCCACATTTACTGGGGATGCTGTCACTTGGAGCGATCACTACAATGGAAATGTTCAATATTCTTTTCACGGTTCTGGAACATCATATACAGGTGGTACTGATATTATTGGCGGATATATTGAAATCAATGGATTGCTTACTATATCCGATATAAATGACTTTAATTTCCAATTAGGAAGAACACAAGCTGGAGTTTCAGATATAATCACCATTGCAATGGCCGGTAAAAGTAATCAGACAGATGTTGCCGTAGATTTTTCTTGGTTTGAAATCATATAAAGGAATAATAAATGGCAGGATTTCCAAACACACCATCAATTGGCAATACCTACACAGTAGGAACTATTACATGGGAATGGAATGGCACTGCTTGGACTGTGAAAAGTGCAGGAACAATTGATATTTCATTAAGTGATTTAAGCGACGTAACCATCACAACACCGACTTCAAATGAAGTATTGAAGTATGATGGTATCGAATGGAAAAATTCCAATTCGCTTGACGGTGGAGCATTCTGACAACTAAATATAGTACCAAATAATTTAAAGGAAGAATTATGACTTGTACCTCAAGAACTATCAGCAGTAAAGTTTGCGACATAAAATCCATAAAGGATTACGGAGCAACTGGAGATGGTGTAACTGATGATACAGCCGCTATTCAATTGGCTTTTAATGCAAATGTTCCATTGTTTTTTCCACAAGGAACATATAAAATAACAAGTACACTAACTATATCAAATGCAAATATTCATTTATATGGATCTGGTGATAGTTCGGTTTTAAATTTTTCTACGAATGGTGAATTAAAATTAGTATGCACACGAAGTTCTTTGCCAAATTTAGCATCCAATATACAGGCCGGTGGTAATGTTATTTCATTTTCAACAGCACACGGATTGTCTGAGGGTGATGTTATTGTTGCATACAATCCTACTGATTTTAGTTTTGGACCTCACAGAAATTATTATAGAGATGGTTGTTTTTTCAAAGTAGCAGATCCAACAAATTCTACTAATATAAAAACATACTCAACTTCACCAGACACCTATGCTTCGGGCTCTATGACTATGACCAAACTGACTGGTGGTAAAGTTCATATTTCAAATTTAAAAATTATTCCACCAAGCGGATCATCAAAAATTGCATTAACCGTTGAGGGGCACGAAGGAGTAGTTATTCGTGATATTTCATTAAATACTGGTGCTACAGGAACTGGTATAGCAATTCAAACATGTTTTGATATTGATGTTAAAAATTTAAAAGCAACAGCAAGAAGAAGCGCATCCTTCCCATCTAGTGATTCTTATCCTATAGTCTTTCTTAATTCGCAAAAAATTACGGTTAGTAATTGTTCATTGTACAGTGATCGTCATTGTATTGCTATGGGTGGTGGTTTGGGGCCTCCTGTTAGAAATGTAATCATAGATCATTGCATTTTAGAAAATGATGGAGAATTGGGAGTGGGTGCCGCTGATATGCACGGCAATTCTGATGATGTCTTATATACAAATTGCATAATTCAACATGCGAACATGGCCGGTAGAAATGTTTCATATAAAAATTGTAAGATATATGGAAGACCAACTAGTACATTATTGGGTGCTGGTGATTTAGGATTGTCTGATGATGGTTCCTGTATATGGGGTAGCGAAGTGGTGGGTGGAACTTTTACAATACAAAATTGTGAATTAATAACATATGGTAATTGCAGTTCTGCTGGTTGTGTGTACCTTGATGTTGATAAAATCACTGAAGATTTTAAATTGATTATGCACAATAACACTATGGAAAATAAAGGTTCCTCTCCAAGCACCCATCGTTGTGTCATGCTTTATGCTGGTAATAGTTCTGCACCTACAGATAAAATCAATATTGATATACGTGGATTGAATCATAAAGCAGCCAGCGCATTTTCAATATTATCTTTCCTAGGAACCAATGACGTTTCCGCTAATCTTTCTATTATAATTGACGATATAATTGCCCCAAGCGGAACTATATTGGCTGTCTTTGGTTCATCTGCAAATGCCGCGGCTCCAATGAGACTGCAAAAACAACACTATACTGAACAATTAACTACCTCAACTAGTGACTATAAAGTTGCAAGTTCCACTTGGACATTTAGATATCCTTATCCCGCAACTCGTTTACCAAGAATTATAGCAACAGCGGGTTCGTCTGATGGTACTTCAGTAACTCCAAATCGTGGTGGAAAAGTTAGTAGCGTTTTTGTTAATAGTTATTCAGCAACAACTGCACAAATAACAGTTGCTTCCGGTGATGGTAATAACTTTACATCAGCAGAAACAATTAGAATTTTTGCTGAAGCAAGCATAAACGAACTTTAATTTAAACACTAAATATCGTACCAAAAGAATTGACAAGTTAGTGTCTCGTACTATAATATTACCCATAGGAGATGTAAATATATGAAAAACTTACCAACACTTTACCAAGATTTTATTCACCTTTCTCGCTACTCTCGTTGGCTTGAGGAAGAAGGTCGCAGAGAAACTTGGGAAGAAACTGTGAATCGCTACTTTAATTTTTTTGATGAACATCTCAAGGGAATGAAGGTTAAAATTACAAAAGAAGAGCGCGAGGAATTGCGCCAAGCAGTTTTAAATTTAGAAATTATGCCAAGTATGAGATCATTGATGACGGCAGGTGAAGCGTTACTGCGGGACAACACTGCCGGCTATAATTGTTCTTATGTGGCAGTAAACCGTGTGAGGGCATTTGATGAAATTTTATATATTCTTATGTGCGGTACTGGTGTGGGTTTTAGTGTCGAGAAGCAATTCGTCGAGAAACTCCCAACAATCGCTGAGGAGTTCACTCAGTCAGATACCACTATCATTGTACAGGACAGTAAGGCTGGTTGGGCTAAGGCTTATAAGGAACTTGTCTCCTTGCTCATTGGAGGTCAAATACCACAATGGGACGTATCTAAGGTACGACCTGCTGGTGCGCGGCTTAAGACATTTGGAGGGAGAGCTTCAGGTCCAAAGCCTCTCGAAGATCTATTCCAATTCACCTGTGATACTTTTAAGAGAGCGGCAGGGCGCAAACTTACCTCAATTGAATGCCATGATATCGTCTGCAAGATTGCGGAGATTGTCGTGGTCGGAGGAGTCCGTCGATCTGCTCTTATTAGCCTATCAAATCTCTCGGACGACCGCATGAGAAACGCCAAGACAGGTGCATGGTGGGAAGCAAATCCACAACGCGCCTTGGCAAACAACTCTGCCGTTTATACAGAGCGTCCAGAGATTGGTGTATTCATGGAAGAATGGCTATCTCTCTACAACAGTAAGAGTGGTGAGCGTGGTATCTTTAACCGTGATGCAACAAAGAAGACCGTTGCTCGTCTAGGTGAGCGTCGTGATCCGAACTTTGAGTTTGGTACAAACCCATGCAGTGAGATTATTCTGCGTGATCGTGAGTTCTGCAACTTAACTGAGGTTGTTGTTCGTACAGAGGATACAACAGAATCACTAAAGCGCAAGACTCGCTTGGCTGCCATTCTCGGCACTTGGCAAGCATCTCTCACAAACTTCCCATACCTCTCAAGCGAATGGAAGAAGAATTGTGAAGAAGAAGCACTTCTTGGTGTATCCCTGACTGGCATTCTTGATAACAAGATGATGCAAAATCCAAGCAGTGATCTTTTAGGCACATTGAAGCAAGAAGCGATCAGCACCAATCAGGAATGGGCAAAGCGTCTAGGAATCAATTCTGCTGCTGCCATCACCTGTGTAAAACCATCGGGTACAGTCTCGCAACTGGTAGACGCCGCATCTGGTATTCACGCCAGACACGCCGAATATTATATCCGTACTGTTCGTGCGGACCAAAAAGATCCAATTTGTAAACTTATGGTGGATCTTGGCTTCCCACATGAGCCATGCGTTATGAAGCCAGAACACACAATGGTATTCTCTTTCCCAATGAAAGCAGAAGGTTCTATCACCCGAAATGATATGACCGCCATTGAGCAACTAGAACTTTGGTTGGTGTATCAACGCAACTGGTGTGAGCATAAGCCATCAGTTACCATCACCGTGAAGGAACATGAATGGGTGGAAGTTGGAGCATGGGTTTACAAGCACTTTGATGAGATTAGTGGTATTTCCTTCTTGCCACATTCTGATCACAGTTACCGTCAAGCACCATATCAAGATTGCACAAAGGAGCAATATGAAGAAATGCTTGCAAAGATGCCAAAGAGTGTTGATTGGAGTCAACTCAAGAAGTATGAGAAGGAAGACAACACTGCTGGTACACAAACCTACGCTTGCAGTGGCGATAAGTGTGAAATCGTAGACTTGACTAAATGAAGGTAGGATCGCTATTCTCAGGAGTTGGAGGCCTTGATCTCGGATTCGAGCGTCAAGGATTCTCCATTTCCTGGGCATGCGATAAGGAAAGAAGTTGCAGGAAAATACTTGCAAAGCATTTCCCAAACGCTACAATATACGAAGATGTCCGAACGATAGATCCTCTCAAGGCCAGTCCAGTCGATGTCGTAATCGGTGGGTTCCCTTGTCAGGATCTATCTACGGGTGGACAGAGAAAAGGATTAGCGGGAGAACGCTCAGGATTATTTTATGAGTTTATTCGAATCGTCAGAGACATGCCAACCAGACCATCCTTCGTGGTGGTCGAAAATGTCCCCGGAATGCTCACAAGCAGTAACGGAAGAGATTTCGGAATCGTTCTCAATGAAATGGTCAAGCAGTGGAGTCCTAAATCTATCGCGTGGAGAACATTGGACAGTAGATACTTCGGTATTCCCCAAAGAAGAGAACGAGTGTTCGTTGTTGCAGATCTTAGAGGAGAACGCGCCTCAGAAGTACTGGATCTCAATACCGACATGCGAGGGGATACTAGAGCGAGGGCAACGAATGGGAAAAACCCTGTATCCACCTTTAGCCCACTGTTTGACGAATATGTTGAGCAGTACCCAGAAGCCATAAGAAAGTCTAGAAAAGCACAAAGCAATAAAGATTTTGAAACATGGGTACAGACTGAGTATTCCAATACATTAAATCTGTTTGATGTTGGACAACGATCTAGTGTATTGGTGATGGAAAATAAGAATACGGTTAGATATTTGACACCATTAGAATGGGAAAGATTACAAGGATTCCCTGATGGTTGGACAGATGGTTTGTCAGATCGTGCAAGATACAATCAAATGGGCAACGCAGTAACCGTCAACGTGGCGGAATGGGTTGCAAAGCGAATGAAAACACTTTTTAAGGAGACTTGATATGAGTAATGCAATGTTTTATGTTTGGTTACTATTGGGTAGTTTTGGTTTCATGACTGTTTTGTTTTTTATAGCGGAAAGTGAAAACAAAAAGCTCCGCAGACAAAAAGAAGCAGCAGAAGAACACCAGAGATTTACTGATGTTTATAATCAAATGCAAAGAGAAGCGGAAGCATTACAAAGAAATATGGATGAATCAAGTAAAAATTCTAATGATAGTATTTCCGCTCTATATCAGAGGGTTCGGAGTTTGGAAGACAAAATCAACACATATATGAAAAACAAGAAGTGAATGAAATCCCGATCTAAAAAATCGGGATTTTTATTTAATAAAGTGGCATAAATAATTGTGTCCCCACATGATCGAATCCCGAAGCGGATCGTCTTAAATCAATAGAAAGATTAAGACAACAGATTGTGTGGGGATAAGTGTCTACAAGCAGAATACATATGATGTATGGTAATCGCTGGTATAGATTATTCCTTAACTGGGCCCGCAATTTGTGTGTTCAATGGAACGGGAACCTTCGCGTTCAACAAGTGTTCGTTTTACTACCTTACAGACACCAAAAAGTACGCTAACAGTTATCTCAGTAACATCATAGGAGAAACATTCCTTGATTGGGATTGTGATATCGAAAGATATGAAACAATCGCAGATTGGGCAATGGAAGTTCTTCTGGGTTGTTCTGCTATTGCATTGGAAGGATATGCTTATGGTGCCAAAGGTAAAGTTTTCCACATTGCTGAAAATACTGGTGTTCTTAAGTACAAGATTTATCAAAAAGGGATACCATTAAGCATTATGCCACCAACAGAGGTGAAGAAGTATGCAACTGGCAAAGGTAATGCGGATAAAGAAAAAATGTATGATGCATTTGTTATTGAAAACAATATGCTATTGAAATCAATAATAACACCGGACAAGAAGGATATTACTAGTCCGGTGTCAGATATTGTTGATTCGTACTATATCTGTAAGTACTTGTATTCTAAATTAAACGAATCTGCGTCTTGATGTAATAATACAACCGATTGCAAGCAGAGCCAGTGATCCGGGTGTAGGAATTACAACTCCTGGTCCAAAATCACACCAGTCGATAAAATTACCTTGTGTATTACCACCAACTGCACTAATTGCTTCGAATGAAAATCGAGTTAGATTTCCAATAGAAGTGATGGTTCCATAATATACACCCCATGCGGCATTTCCATCTGAGTATAGAGCGGTGTGTAGGGTAGTATCGTCACCACCACCCCATGCTTGATCTGCGCCCAAGTCTGTAATGGTAAGACGCATGGTGTCTACTCCATCGCGTCCACGGTGGGCAAAGTGCCAGTTGATTGGTTGAGAATCACCCAATCCATTTACATCCTGATACAGAGCGGAAGAGTAGTTTGCATTAAGTTCTGCAAAGTTGATTCCATGATATGCAGATACGCCCATGTTTGGACCGTTCCAGATTTCGATAAGATTATCTGGGGCTGTGGTTAGCCACGGAGTATCATATCCTCCATTAAAGAATGAGTATCCCCACGGGTCGGCAGATTCAAAACTGCCGTCAACAAGTCCAGCACTTGCCGATGCTGAAATTGTAAATGATGCGATAGAAGCCAATAGTAGTCGATTCATGTGTTATATTCTCTTTCTTGTATTGAATAATTGTGCAATTGCAAATACTGATAATGATGAGGGGGAAGGTACGGATGGGCCAGCAGAGTACCCATTGGCTTCACCCAGTCCATAGTACTCACCAAATCCATAGTTGTAACCCAACCCAACGGTGGTGCTGTATACATCGAAAGGAAGGGTGCTAGGCGTCAATAGGACGGTTCGCCAGTCTGTTTGTGCGATTCCACCCATTATTCCTAACTGTGTGTCATTTGACAGGGCTTTCGCTATAGCAACAGATTCGGCTGAAGGGGGCACTATAGCCACTGCTTCTTCTGGTATTGGTTTTTGTTGTATTGGTTTTTTAGCAAATCGCGCCAATTCGTCTTCTGGTTTATATTTGATATCTTCTTTGATATTTGTTTTTAAGCCAAATTTATATGCTGGACCGCGAAAGGGGGAGATGGCTATTTTGCCATCTCCATCCTCCTTCTTGTCGTCCTTATTGACTGTTGGTGTTTTACCCTCAGCCGCTTTTGTTGCTTCATTAAATGAAGTAATGTAAGAAACGATAGACTTTGCTACTTGTTCTCCACCGAGCGTGATGGATACGCAAGTAACAATAGTCATCGTTTGCAACTTCTTTTGAAGTTTCTTTACATTATCTTTAGCATCTTCACATGCTTTGGCACATACTTCGCATGTGCCATGCGATTCTACTTTTTTCGTCATGAAAATCTCCCCCAAAAAGATTTAACATAACCAAGAATTCGCAGTTTACTTATTTATTATTGTTTTGGTTTTTGCGGATCAACGAAACCATCACCATCTTTATCCTCTTCACATACCACTGGTTTCTTTATCAGGTATCTCCAAGCAGCCATCATAGAGATTACTGCTACTGGGAAGTACCAAATAACCCAACCAAATGAAGGTGGGGTTGGACCTGGTTGTGAAATCGAATCCTTCAATTGCATCATTACCACATTATCGCTTGTGTTGTCCGGTACAATTACTGGCATGGTATCACAAGCAGCAAGCACCAAAGCGGAGAATAGTATTGTAATATATTTCATGTGTTACTCCTTATGATCTACTTGGTGTTGCAGCAGCGGTTCCGAAGTAGAAACCAACGATGCTTAGAAGAATTTGTCTATTTTCAGATGACCAGAAGAATCCGTTGACTTCAACGAATACCTTTCTGGAAGTTTCTGGGATTAAACCAAACAATCCCTCTGGGTTCTTGACATCAACTTCAATGAAGGTTGGAACGCCAAAGAATGGAAGAATGAATGGAGCAGCGAAGGCACCAAAGAGAACAGTCAATACGATGATTTGACGAACAACTCGTCCCGCATCAATTGATACTCTTTGTACTGCTTTGTCTTGGTTCTCAGTTGTTTGTTGATTTGCCTTAATCAATTGCTCAAACATCTGCTTTTGATCGGCACTCTTTTGTGCCATAAATTTGAAGAGGAATCCTGTTGCTCCTCCTCCAATCATACTTATTAATTCTGTAGGGATCATGGTTGTCTCCTGTGTAAATTGGCAAAGTCACGATACTGTTTCACTAAACGCTTTCTATTTTTCTTATTTGGTGGTGGTGAAGAACCCCAAGCAGGACCAGAAGTTTGTTCTGGTGGTGTAGCGTCTGGCATTCCTTCAATATATCCACCACCGACACTCATTCCACCCATTCCACCGCTTTCCCCACCAGCATCTCCGCCACCAGTGGCAGCACCCTCTTGCTCATGCAGAGAAAGATTACCACTTAGTGCCATTGAACGAACTCTATTGTAGAGCAGTTGATCTTTTGTAATGGCGTCAATTATAGACTTTAGCAGTTTTAACAATCTTTTTCTAAATATCGGACTAGATGTTCTTAGATTTGGATTCTTTAAATCAAACAATAAACTATTTGCCTTAGAACCATTCATACCAGATAAGAGCAAAAGATAATAAAATCTATTAGGATTATTGATAGATCCTTTTAGATATGACATTATTTGTTTCATTTCTGCTTTGTTTGGTTTAATTTGAGCAGACTCTTTCACAGTAGACTTAACTTTTTCGGGTTGATACTTATCACCTTTCCAAGTTTCGCCAGTTTTGTGGCTACTAAATTGGTGTCCCCTACGATGAGCCTTTTGCTTCAATCGTATGGCACTTCTTTTTTCTTTTTTATCCATTTCGCCCCAGGTCTTTGTAGTCTTACCTGATACTCTCTTGGATGGGCGACATTTGACTCTTCCTTTTCCCTCATATGCTCCACACGGAGAACCATCCTGAGCGGTCCATTTTTCCTTGAACCACCTACGGAGATCTTCTAGAAGATATACGGGTTGTTTATTCATTTAATTTCTCTGAGTCTCGTTATTATTCTTCTATCTAAAGGAATCATTACTAAGTCTACTTCTGGGATGTTTTCTGGCATGCTGTTAAGAAATACAAGAAAAGTTTTAAGATATGTGTGAAGATCTTCTTCTATTCTAGAAAAAAGTAATCTACTTGCCGCTTCTATCCCAAATACATTTGTGAATATAATCAAATGGTTTAGTATCAATCTCTCTCGTAATATACCTGATGTTTTATATTTTCTAAACAATCTCTTCAGGTATTTAATTCTATTCATATCTTCGTGAAATTCTTCAATGTTTTTACACTGCGGATTATCGTAGTGTTTCATTGCAAACATCAAAAAGTTATCATCATTTATTTTATAAACATCCATAACCAAAAGTTCCATTATTAATCCTTACTCTTGTTTCCCCAATTGTCTGCACCTACTTTCCTGCATTTTGCCAATGCACCTGAAGCATATGCTGACGGCCAAACATCATATCTTGCTCTTACCTTATAGTAACAGGCGTCTTTCTCTTCATTCAGTTTTTTTTTACTTGTTCCTTGACCTGTTTATAGGTTGATGCTGCTTCGGAACCACCATCGTGTGATGGTTCTCCCGCACCTTCTCCAGAAACAACCTTTGCTTCAATTTTATGGAATCCCATCTCTGGTGGGTGATTCATATCCATTACAAGTTTTAACTTGTGACCAAGACGATGTTCAATGCCATCATCTTCAAGTTTCTTAGCGTTGTTATCGATTCCCTTGCGTCCACCAAATTGGGTCAAAGAGAATTCCATGTGTTCTTGTGGATAGTGTTTACCATCATACTTGAAGTCCAAACCAATCTTATTCAATTCTACACGAAGTTGAACCAATAAGCCGCGTGGATCTAATGTTCCTGCTTGTGGGACATTGGACAGGAATGCAGCGATGAACGCATTGATGCGCTCAATCATTTCTGGCTTATCCAGTTCATGCAATCCAACGCTACCGTCAGATGCTTGATTGCTGTTCAAGCCGGGAACCATCATTCCTTTACCACCTTCATTGATGGTGTGGAATAGGTCATATTGTTCGATCAATCTTCTGAGTTGTTTGAATTTCATATCAATACTTACACTTTCTGCCTGGTGGGCATGATTTCTTTGATCCTTTTGGTCCTGCCCATAGTTTACGGCAAGCCCAGTATTGTGCTCCTAATTTTGATTTCGTTTCACCGCACTTATGTCTAGCACGGAAAGACTTACGAGCAGCGGGACTATAGTTGTGTCCATATCCCTTTGCTCCAAAGTGGACTATCTTTTCTTGACCACCTTCACAAGCCTTTACCATCATCTTCTTACCAGCACTGGTAGAGCGAGTTGGTTTGTTGCAAGGCATGCTTTCTTTGCTTTCTTTTACCCACTCAACTTTGCCTGTTTTGGGGTTTCTTCTAGCATTAACTGAACCCATTTGAGGGGGTACTTCACCCAAGTTATCGGAGACATGCTTTGCATAATCTGCTTTTGCTTTAGCAAGTTTTTTGCCTGCTGGTGTATCTTTCCAAGAGGCTTCTTTTATAATTTGGCGTAATTTATGAAAATCCATTTGTTAAATCTCCGATGTATTTATCATTTACGCCATTTGTTATTGTTTCTAGAACGGTTAGTTTTTCTAGAAATAACTCTTAAATTATCCGAACTGTTGTCGTTTGCATTACCGTTTTTGTGATCCAGTTCCACAGAACTATCTCCTTTACGGGTTCGTCCCGATGCATTTGCTCGTCTGCGAGCGACAGTTCTCTTATCCTTCTTCTTTCTATTAGCCAATTGTTTCGGGGTTGGATCTTCTTTACCCCAACCATACATTCTATGATCTCTCTCTTTACGAGTAGGATCTTTAGTTGCTTCCATGAAAGAAGCAATGCGCTGTAGTGCCTCTTTTACTACCTTCTTCTTTTTAGGTTTGGTTTTTGGCTTCGCCGTAGTCTTGGCTGCTTTTTTCGCTTCTTTCTCGGCTCGTTGGGCGTCAATTCCTCTTTGAACTGCATCCATTTGTCCTTTGATTAGTTTGAAATAGCCTGCTTTATCTTTTATGGAATGTGGCATCATTTCGTGTGCCAATTCTTCATCACCAGAGCCAACAGCGGCGCGCAATTTGCCTGCTTTGACTCCGGTATAGTCTCCACCACGAACTTGCTTCAATAATTTTTCTCTTGGTATTTCACCCTCTACTCTGGGTTTACCAAGTTGGTGAAAATTAATAGTGACATCATGAACTTGTTTGTCTGGACCAACAAATCCACCGTGTCTTTCTATGTGCTTTAGTATTTGATCTTTCAATCCACCTTTTGCCAATTGATCGGAACCAACAGCAACGGTAATATCTCTGTGTCCCTTAGATATTAAATGACCTATTTGGTGAAATGGTGTAGTTGAATGCTCTCTAGGAACTACACCAAATCCCAATCTGCCTCGATGTTCTCTGGGCATGCTTCCGGCAATGTGCTTATGTGAACCGGATACTATTTCTGTTTTTTGTTCATGTGTTAGTGGAGCGTCTGGTTTTAATTCAGAAGCACCAATACCATGATAAAAGTGACTGTGACCTGTACTAGCAGCATGTGTTGCGGCAGCACGTGCCATTTCTTCATGTCCTCTTGTATAAGGACCGAATGCACCAGTAACCAAGAAAGCAGGTCCTACTGACTTAGCTTCCTTCAGGTACTTCAGGATTTGTTGCAACTTTTGCATCTTTCTTTACTTTCTTTGGTGCTGGTTTTACTGTATCTGATACTGATGGATCTTTCTTTTTATCAATAAAGTGTTTTAAGAAACCAATCGTAACAAGTTCTTTAAATCCATCTTTTGACCAAAAAATCTTACCATCTTTTTTACTATAAGAACCACCAAACATATTTTTAAATATGCCCATCATCTTTGCTTTAAGCATTACTTACCACCATTTCCAGTTTTTGGGCCACCGCAGCCGCATCCTTTTTTAGCCATTTTGATCTCCTTCTTGATCTTCTTGATCTTCTTGGTTTTCTTTGTCTTGTTGTTTTTCTTTTTTCATTTGTGCCATTTTACCGCGTTCAAAGTTCATACGAGAGAATTCGGAACGATTAACGGCCTTTAATGCTTTACCAGTTCCAGTATCAATCATAACGAATCCCTCTGGAGAAACTGGCTCTAAATGATCCATCATTTCTTTTGTATCTGCGTTTTGTTTTTGAGTTCTTGCATATGTTGCAATACCCTTAGTCTTTTTTAATCCACCGATAAGAACATGTTTTGCTGCTGCAATATTATGATGTGCAGCCAAAAGATTATCAAGGTGTTGTCCATTTTGCATAAGATGACTTAGCAATTCTGTCCTACGAGCATGAACTCTATCTCTACCCGCTTGTGTTTTTAATTTTTCTGCTTCAGCATCGTGTCTTGCTGTGATAAAATCTGTAACATGTTGTCTTGTTGGTTTTTCTATTCCACGCTTGACCATATCATTGACAAACATTTTCATTAGTGGTTTTAGTGTTCCATGTCCCGCAACACCACCAATAAAATCTTTACTATCATCTAAATGTTTGTGTGCTGCTCTTAAATGATCCACAATTCGTTTGTGATCACCGGAAGAAAGTTGTTTATCACCATCTCTGCTCAATTGAGCATCTTTCATCCAAATATCGGGATGTTGTTCAATGTGACTTAAATCTGGCGAAAACTCTGTCGTCATTCCTTTTTGACCAAAGTTTCTATAACCAGTGTGAATTATAATGCCCATTTTAGAAGCCGCAATTCGTTTTGCGTCTTCTCCACCATGAGGAACTGCGTATGTCAGAGTATTTGGAGTGAATGTTAAATGCTCTTTACCATCTATATTTTCTAGTTTAATATCATCTGGAGTGTACATCATGTCACCCTGATATACTTCACCGTGGGCGAGGTTTAACTTACGCAAATTGGTAAATGCGGCTTGCAACTTTGTTACAAGACCTGGGGAATCTCCGTGATTTCTTTCTATGTCTTTTAGAGAGTAGTTTATCTTTGGAGTTTTGGCAAACACAGATTTAGTACCAACAAAGAATTTGCCGGTAACTGGGTGTACACCAAATATTATTGCCGGAGCACCATCATATTTTGTCGTAACCTTGAAGTCTGCACCATGTTTACCGCGTAGTCCATTAGCCAAAGAATGAATATAATGGGCAGCAGATCTACCACCATCATGTCCTTCATCAAAAATAGCATCCTCTGCGTGATCTAAGTGAACATTAGGACCAGCGTCATCATTAGATTGACGAGCCTCGCTAATGGTTCTGAGATCTCCACTAGGATGCTTTTGATTCCAGTTTAATTGAAATTGTGAAAAATCAAACAAGTACATATACTTCCGCACCAGAACCTTTTGTCAAAGAAGTTACTTTTTTGAGTGCAAGTGGCAATGTCAATGTTTCTCCCGGTCTGACATACACTGTAAATGTTACAGACTTATATGTTCTACCAGTGTAATCACCATACTCATCCGCATCTCTTGTTCCAGCATTTTGTGTAATCCACACATCTGCGGTAATTGCAACGGATGCATTTGCACCAGCTGCTGCGTTTGAATTTGTTATTAATAAGGCGCGAGAATTAAGTTCAACATTTGCACTTAATGTGCCAGTTATTGTATATGCGGGAAAGTTCGAAAATCTCATTTTGTGTATTCTCCTTAAGGTTACTTATTATTTATACTAATCCATCTCTCCCATAATTTGTTGTGGGAGCCATCGTATACCTTAATAAGTACAAAATCCTTATGAGGTAAACCCGGAACAGAGAGCAATTTCATATTTGCTTCTGATGGAGTTCTATTTTTCTTTTTAACATTACACGCTCGGCAGCATGACACCATGTTTTCCCATGAGTTTTTACCACCACGACTCTTTGGTAAAACGTGATCTACCGTCAAAGTTGCTTTTGTTAACTTCTTTGCACAATATTGACAAATACCATTATCCCGATTCAACAAATTCTTTTTATTAAGTTTGCACTTTCGATATGGTATTCTAATATATTGAACGAGAACAATCGCAGTAGGAAGTTTATATATTCCACTGCTAGTTGTGATTTCGTGATAATCTTCGTAGTTATATGGCTTTATTGCTTTTCCAGCCATCAGAAGTTTTACTGCTTTAGTCCAATCAATCACATTAATTACTTCTTCTGAAGCATTTAATAATAATACATCTTTACTCATAATTTATTCCTCTTGGCCCAGCATCATTTCTACAGCACTTAAGAATCGTTTTGAATATTCTTTGTACAGTTTATGCATCTCCTTTTCATACTTCTTGAAAATTTTTGTTACTTCTTTTTCGTCTCTTTTTAACATCTTTTCTACTGTCTTCTTTGATACATTGGTTGGATCTTGTTCTCCACTAAGTATCTTATCCTGCACAAATTCAGCAAATTGTGCATCATCCATTTGCAATAGTTGTTGGAAATATTGCAAATATTCAGAAGGACCGTATTCTTGTGGTTGTTCTTCTTGTGGTGCGGCTTCTCCACCGCCACCAACTGTCATTGCACCTTGTCCACCTCTACCATCAGATGCTTGTTGTTTTAGCATTGCAGGAGTAGCGGGCGAACCTTTTGTATTATTTGGTGCCGCTTTACTTGGAGAATCGTTTAATGAACCAGATGCTTGACCAGTATTAAGTATGACTGTTGCGGCTTTAATAAATCGATCCTTATACTTCATAAAGGTGTCTCGATATTTACCCCAGTCTTTATCTTGTTCTGAAAATAAACTTTCCCATCTTTGCAATCCAGCAGATAAATCTTTTACGCTAAATTCCACAACGGCTCTTTCGTTTTCATGGGCTAATCTGTAAAGTCTATCTTGAACCCAGTTCAAGAATTCGGCATCATTCAATTGCATCGCATTCATCATGGTGTTTCTTTTGCGACCAACTGCTTGTACGGAGTATTGCTTTATAATTGCCTCTTCGTTGATAGAAGGCATTCTAATGGCTGGCATGGTAATCCCAATCAATTCACTGGCAACTGCAACGGAATCTCTTTTTGCTTTTTGCATGAGTTTTCGTTTTGCGCCTTGTTTTTCGAGTATTTTCTTTATATTAGATAATAGTTGTGATCGATCCATATGATACTCCCGATGAAAGTATTTATCCAACAAAAAACCCCCATTTCTGGGGGTTTTGTTCACTTCTTTTTATTTTTAGGTAATGTTTTTTGTAGTTTCTTTATCGCACCCGCAGATTGCTTACCCTGTGCGCGTAGTGCTTGAATTTTTGAAATGGTTTGTTTCTTGTAACCCTGTCTGGCTTTATCTACAGTTCCAGCAGCATCAACCTTTACCTTACCGGCTTGTTGTTTCGAACGCTCGGCCATCTTTGATACTCTATCGCGCATGGCAGCCTTGTTGCCAAGCAATCCTCTTGTCTTTGCAACCAAACCACCCAATCCCTTACCAGCAGCGGCTTCTGCTCTCTTACCGAGAGTTTCTTGAGCCTTTGCGAGGACTGCCTTATTTGTTGCACCCTTAGACTTACCGAGTTTACCAACGATTGCGTGAAGTTCAGCATCAGTTGCTTTTCTTACTCCACCCTTGGCTTCACCTCTTGCTTTTTCTACTTCCTTAGCGTGTGCAGTTTCTGCTTCCTTCTTTTCAAGACGCTCAGTTCTTTCTGCACCATACTTCTTTGCCTTTGATACAAATTGTGAAAGTGGAGCAGACTTAGCGGCAGCGAGAGCACCACCGGCATAACCCTTGAGTTTAGCCATCAAGCCTTCTTCAAGTTGTTCCTCTGTCAATGCTTCAATTTCTTCCCACGAAAGATTCTCAAGAAGATCATCTACGAAAGAAAGAGCAAAGAGTTCTTGTTGTTCTTCTGTTAAGAAGTCAATAGACTCAATGAGTGTTTGCTCTTGTAAGCAATCACTGCACTCTTCAGTCTCTTCCTTAACTTCTTCTTTCTTGTCCTTTATATAAGAAGGCTTCTTACCAGCATTGTGAACTGCATTTGTCTTGTATGCTTCTTCGAGGTAAGTCTTTGATACTTCTTTGATCCAATTAGATTCAGATGTCATATTTAGTCCTTTTTAGTGGCTCTGTTTGTTTTGCTATTATATGTATAATCTTTTGGCGATCCACCATTATATTTGGCTGCTCTACTTTTGGCTCTTGCACCGGGTGACATTTTGTTCCTAGTGGCACCCTTGTCTGTGAGCGACAAAGAATCCTTCTTCATTAAACCAAATTGGCGAAGTTTACCAACAGCAACACCAGCGGCATTCTTTACACCTTTTGATCTTAATTGATTTGTTAAACGAGTTAAAATTTTGGGTTTTGCTTCCTCTTTAATCTTTACTGTTCTCAATCTAAATTTTGTGCTTGGATTTTCTTGTTGTAATTCACCAACGGCTGCCACATTTGGAGCATGATCGTCGCTGTATTCTATTTTCTTATATCCTTTACCAGCAATATGTTTTCTTAATGCATCGCGTTTTGCTGTAGGTTCTGAAGAACCAACTGCCATTATTTTGAGACGCTTGCCTCCTATACCACGACCTTTCAAGTACTTACGAATTGCGGGTTCTGCTTCACCAGGTCTAGCCGTCAATATTGCAACATCTCTGCCCTTTCTTGAGGCGTTACGAGCAGCACGATCTAATCCTTTAATTGGTTCTGGATTCTCTACAGTATTGAAACCAGAAAAGTCTAATTCATGATCGTCCTCAGGTTTGAATGATGCAAATTCACCTGATGAAAGTTTTCTAGTTTCACCTGTCTTTTTATTTCTAACATTAACAGTTGAACCAGTTTTCTTTACAAGAGTATCGTCGAAATCAAATACATGAAGATGCTTTTTTGCTTCGCTTATCCCACTCTTTTTGCCACTAAACACATCACGCCAACCAGAAACATTTTTGTGCCAATTTTTATTCAGATTGTTTGGATCATTACTAGCACCAACAGGAGCATACTTTGATGCCAAATATTCCACAAAGTCTCCACCAGTTTTTGATGCTTCGTGTGCGCGGCGCTTACTCATTATAGTTGCCGCCGACCATCCTGCTTGTCTATCCAGAGTTGCTTCTCTGGATTCGCCTTTCTTACCCACAGCCTTTGGATGTAGAACTCCAAACTCTTTTCCGGGTTTACCGTTTTCAGATTTGCGGATGGCGAATAGTGTAGCCAAGTTATCGTGATCGGTTTCAGCAATACCATTTCTTTTTGCAGCAGCCATTATTACTGGATATTCTGCACCAAAATGCTTTTGTAGTCTGCCGTGAAACTCTTTATGTCCTGTTGGTTCTTTGACCTTGGGAGCGGCTGGCATTTGAGTCTTGACATCTTTTGGCACTTTAAGCGTAGATGTTGGTTTATCTACTGGTTTTGAACCGTGATCTATTTTTGCGATTGGTGCTTCTGGTTTACTTGGAAATATTTGCTTGACGGCTTTTCCACCACCAAATGTAGCGGCTCCAGCAATTGCCGCTGCACCCAACACTTTTGCAATATCTTTTGCTACACCCTCATGAACATACTTGTTTTGTTCATAATCACGAATGACATAATCAGGATGTGCTTTGCGTAATTGTTGAACAACTCTTTCTATATTTTGAGAAGGTGTCTTTGGATCATATTGTAGTGAGATGGCTTTTAATGCGTGATCTACTCTACCAGCGGGTTTGCGAGGACCACCTTCTGGATAGTTCAACTCACCCATACCAAAAACATCATGGTGTGCGCCGTGTGGACGCCATGAAGGTAATCTTTTCTTTAGAATCTTGTCGTCGTGGTGAACCCAGAGTTCGGTATCGGCGTTGCTGCCAATGCCACCGGTTGTTGCAGCATGACCAATCTCTGTGTATTGTCCACGATCAAAATCGGTCATTTTGCTGCCAGCAATTTGTCTTTCAAAATGTGCAGCACGCTCGCGTGCTAATTCTGCACGCTCTTCTGGGGTTGGTGGAACATATCCACCGCTCATATGTTGACGAAATGATCTCATTGATATGATTCAGTTAAAAATGATTCTACTACGAACTTGATTTGCTCTTCGGTTAATTCTACACCATTTTCTTCTTCAAACAATGAAATTGCTTCAACAATGTCATTTTGTTTTGAAGATGCCCATTGCTCAAAAAGAACTTGTTTTGTGTATGCTTCAGCGATTGCTTTTGTTGGATCTTGCATCTTTTGCTCTTTTCATCATCTCTCTTGCAGCAAGCAAGATGTCAGATGGTGATGGTTTGTTGCTTGCAGGAGTCCTTGCTGTTTCTCTTGCAATTGCTTGTCTTATATCTTTTATGTATTCTTCAATATCATTCTTTTGCATCTGGGTTACTCTTCAGATAATCACGAACAGAAACCAAGTAATCTTTAGCCTTGGTTATCTTGCTTTGAACCCATGCTTCAAGTTGAGTGTTGTTTTGCAACATTCCAGCAATTTCATTTGCCGCTTCAGCACTAGTTTTCAACTCACCCATAGCCATGCCACCCTCTTCATCATCAAGTGGAACGTGTTCGTTCAACTGACGAGATTCTTTTAGTTGCTTTATTCTTTGAAATAGTTCTTTCTTGTTCATGATTTTCTCGCTAAATCGGTTTTACGATTGGTTGATTTCACTTGAGCCATCCAATGACGATTGCGCTTGGTTACATGCTTGAAACCACCACGACCCTTACCCTTATTACTTACTCTTGCCATTCTTCTTACCTTTCATATTCTTCATCCATTCACTGATATTTTGTACAATCTCTTTAGCAGATTCACCAAGTTGTGATTTCCGCGCATAGTTCAATGTTGATTTTAGATCGTCGTCGGATGATCCTGCCCATGCACCTGTTTTCTTTGGCTTTGCCAATTGACGGAGGATTTCTGCTCTTGTTGACCTGCCAAGTGCCTTTATGGCTTCATCTTTATTTGCAGAGCCAATAGATTTGTCTAATGCCTTTGTTGCGTCTGCATCAGCCTTATCCAATACCTTTTCTCTTTCGGGAGTAAGACGATAAGCCTCTTCGACCTCTTCCTTATCATCCTTGTCATCCTTACGGGAAGCCAAAATGTCCTCAATGTTAGCCAATTCCTTTTGGTGCTTCTCTTTCTCTTCACCTTCAGCCTCACCGATCTTTTTTACATATTCGGCCTTGAGTTCTTTCAACTTCTCAACAGAGAGTTTCATGAGTTGTTCGTGGGTGTGGCTTTCAGCAAGCATATTCATATATGCTTGAGCCAATTGTTGCATTACATCGTTGTTTATGTTGTCCATGTTTATCCCTTTTTACCTTTAGTCGCTTTGATTGCCTTTGCAGCCTTACCGATAGATCCCAAATTTACTCCTTTTTCTTTACCACCAAATTCAGCATCATATCCGTCCATATCCTTTGGTGTAATTGGGGTCAATGTTGGTTTTCCAGTAAATGGTCTACCAAGAACGTCAAACTCGTCACCTTCTCGGCGACCCAACTCATCATCGGAAATACCGTATGCTCTAGGACTTTTTACAATAGCAGCATGAGTTTGTGCTAGTGCTTTTGTGGCTGGTGATTCTGCACCCAATACTTTCGTTGCCTTTTTGACATTTGCTCTACTTGCAGCAGAACTTGCAGGAGAGTCAAAGTAATCCTCAGAGAGAGCCAATACTGCCTCCTCTAGTTCTGCAATATAAGCAGCCTGTTCATTAACCAGTTCTTGTAAACGAGTAGATTCTGCGAAGTAGTGTTGGTATTTCTTTACTATGTCTGACATGGGTAGATCCTTAATTTGTTAACATTTTTGAAATCTATGGGTATTTATAATATGAAATAAAGGGGGGTCTGGGGGCCAGATTCGGTGTTTGTTGGGGGGATCAGAGGTATCTGCGACGAATCGCCTTCTCTAACTTGCCACCTTTGACGCCCGCAGAATCAGCAATCTTACTCATCACATCTTTAAAGCCACCCTTAGCCTTCCCATCTATACGGTGATTAGTGTCCATTGCCATCGCAGGGGCCTCTAAGACCACCTGTTGTACGCACTTCTTCTTGCCGCAATGGGGACACGGAAGCCTCTCGGGTTCGTCGTGTTCTGCGATCTTACGGATCTCTTCCCAGACTCTCTCACACTTACTGCATTGGTAATCATATGCCGGCATAATGTACTCCTTTACCAGTATGTATCCCAGAACTTCCAATCGTTCTGGGGTGGCAGTAATGTGCTAGAACTTCCATTCGAATGGGGCGAATTCTATTTGGCCTCTGGGAACTTCCAATCGAACTCCAAAAAGTTTTATGAAGCCAAAACTTCCAATCGCGCATGTCGAGCTGAGGTACTCTAAAACTTCCAATCGAACTTCCAATCGCCGGCACTGTGTGAAAACTTCCATTCGCACAGTGCTCGCCAGAACTTCCAATCGAGATCAACGTTCCAAGAGCGACTCATCGAGAACTTCCAGTCGCCAAACGCGCGCATCGACAGCGACACTCTAGACACTCCGCGAAGCGACGGGTATTTCAGAGAAAACCCTGAGTGTCTAGAGTGTCGCTGTCGATGAATTCGCAGGGAATCCGCCAAACTCAGCGCATTTTGGCTAATCTTTTGATGTAACGGGTAGACGAACGCTTTCTGGCGCTCAAGTCTATGGGTAAATTGAACTGTTCCAGCAGTTTTAACGCTCTGGCTTCAGTTTTTTTCTCTAATTGGTGGTAAGAAACCGTGTTGTAGTACTTATTTTTGGCTTTCCATTGCAAATAATGGACATATTCATGCGCCAAAGTGTGTAAAACAGTCGGTAATGGACGATTGGCGGCGATTACTATCGTGCCAATGGTCTTTTTCTTGGGTGGGTTGAAGTAGCCATCGAGGCCGTCAACGAATTCCCCGTCCCAGTCTGGTATACTCTTCAGATTTTTTAGGATAATACGGGTCTTCCCCTCGCGGCAAGACTCGCGGAGGTAATCAATGAAAGCCAGAACTCGTCGGTCTGTACTCTTCATGTTCCTAGTATATAGGAGCCACCCCGAGTATCAAGTTATAATTGTTTTGGCTCCACCTGCTCGAGCTGGTTCTGGAGCCAATGCGTGCGCCAAATGGCTAAACTTCCAATCGAACGGCAGTTTTGACAGCCCGGGTCGTAAAACTTCCATTTGGCGGGCGTCTTCTCGTGCTCGCCAGAAGTATTAAATCCAAAACCTGGGAAACTTTGCCTTGTGGCCCCTGTAAATCTAGGGGTTTTTGAGCGCCAGAACTAATTAAACCGAATATATTTTTATTCGACGATCATTTTTATTCCGCCAAAGGGTGCTGTAGACTCTGGCGCCGGCGCTGTCGCCGTTTGGCAGGACCAAATGCAAAACCCCCGACATCCAGTTACGGTATGCCGGGGGCAATCACATGAAGACCTTGGTTAGCTCTGTAGGGAGTTGTACTCGTCGTGAATACCCTGCTCCAAATTGGCCATCTGTACGAGCAGATCGTTGTAGAGTTGTTCGGCGTCATCCCTCATCTTCTCTACAGCAACGACACGCTGTTCGGCTTCCTTGAGAGCCATCTTGGTATCACCCAGTTGGTCTAGAGTGGGCTGAAGGGCATTCTCTGCTTCGATGACGACCTTCTGCTGGGCGTGTACCAAGATCATCAGCGCCTGAATGACGCGGACGGCTTTGGCCACTTGAGGGCCTGGTGGGTAGGAGCCGGGGACTGGCATGAAGTGATCGACAACCTGTTTGGCGTTGAGCATGATGGAGAGTTCATGCTCAAGCGCGGTGGCTTCGGTGATGGGTTGAAAGATGTCTGGCTGTGGCTTGCTCATGGGCTGGTTACCTCTGTGTGTGGGATGTTGTCGTGTGTCCAACCACCACCGGCGACTTTCTTTGCTCGTCCCTGATTGATGGCGTCGATCAATGCCGCTTGGTTGGCATTACGCTTCTTCAGTTTCTCGTTCTCCACGATCAGCTGCTGGTAGTGATCGCTTATTCCCTCGACCGTATCGGGGACCGCGGTGCGGGCGAGTGCCGTATTGGCTTCCTCAAGCTCGATGATCTGATACTGCTGATCTCGAACCGTTCTGGCTGCCTTGAGAAGCAGATTGGTCAGTTGCACCTCGATGTGAGTTCCGCGCAGGATTGAAATCTTACCTGCCACCATCTCGGCAGCCAAATACTCCATGTCGGTGATGATGTCGGCGTGCATTGCAGATTTTGTTCCGGTCACTAGTGGCGTCATGTCGTTCCCTTCGTTCGGAGTGCGTTCAGAGCGTACTGCGTGTCAATCGGTTGGTGGATGCTGTTGATGATCTCGTTGAGCGTGGTCACCGGATCTGGCTTCAGCGGCACCTGATCTTCGTCGTACCCAACAGCCTTGCGAGCGACGCGGAGTTCGTCGTCCATCATGTTGGCATTGACGATGCGGTAGCCACAGTCGATGGGGTCATCGAAGCGCAGGGTTGCCTCCACATAGTAGTAGGCACCTTCACGCCACACCCAACGCCAATACGCTCCGTCTTCTCCGTGGCATTGGATGTATGAGCAATCCACCACCCAAGGCGCAATCTGTTCCCACAGCTTCTCCTCGTCGGCGATCTTCTCTGCCATCGTGGTGATATCCACGATATCGCCGGTCGTGATGTCGATCTTGACCTCGTAGTTCCACGCAGCGAAGAATCCAATCAGATCACCGGCTTCGAGCAGCGACAGCGCCGCCGGCAGATCCACCCACTTGACTTCCACCTTCTGCGCGATCAGCCGATTGTGGAACTGGATGAGGTGATCCATCATGTCGGGGTAGTGTCGTTCCTCGATGTGGAAACTAGAGTCTGTGATGTCAAAGCAGTATCCCATGTGTGTGTCCTCTGATTAGCGGAAATCAATCGACTCCGTGCCGAAGTCGATGCAGACGAGCCGGTGCTTGAAGAATCCGACATTACCACCGTGGAGATCACCACGGATGCGAGTACGCTTGCCGAGACGCTTGGCGCGGCGGATACCAACATACCGCTGGTCGTCGTTGACCGTACCCGAGATATCCAGCCGCAGGAGATCGCGCTCTAGCGTCACGGAGGGCCCCCACCCCCAGTCATCCCAACCACCCACGCGGTTGATATGGCTAGCCACGCAGGACTGGTATCCCCAACGCGGCTCCAGTCCGTCAATGACGAACTTGCAGATGCGACGAACAGGCGGGGCGAGGTGCTTACGCGCGGCGATTCCCTGACGCTGCCACGCGGCGAACGCTTCGACCAGCGTGTCGTACACCTTGAGGGCGTAGTGATTCCGCTGATGCGGCTTGGCGTTGTTGGGGATGAAGAACGACTGCACGCCATGAGCAGACGAACCACGCAGGCGCGCCCACTCCTTGCGAGTGAAGCGGTACTCGTCCACACGACCAACGATGTCGTGCATGAAAGTGCGAGAGGGGACGAAACGAGGGTTGAAAGCGATCTTCATGTGATTAGTCCTATTCGTTAGATGGGGCCAGTATACCCGATCTTGGGGGCCGTGTCAAGGGGGGCTTTCTAGGTGGCCCAATGAAAAGAGCCACCCGAAGGTGGCTCAACCCCGAGGGGCTTTGTATTCAGTTGTCGTTACGCATTAGGCGCTGACGGCACGACCGTACTTGTAGTCGTTGTCCGTGAACACGCGAAGCGACTTGTCCGCGGCGACAGCGCGATCAAACTTCGCAAGGAACCCACCCTCACGGGCGACGATGCGGCACTGCCGAGCGTTCTCGAACGAACGAGAGTCGAGCATGGCAGCCTGCTCACGCATATAGTCGCGGAAGATGTTGATGGTGCGGTCGATGATGTTGTTGTTGCGATTCTTCATACTGAAATCCTCAAACGGGTTGGTGTTGTCTACTCTCACAGAAGCGGTAGACTTGCTTCGTCGGTTAGATGGGGCTGGCCGAAGCCAGCCCCCTTCACGATCAGTCGTCTAGGTCGTGATCCTCATGGGGGAGGTCGAAACGATCCCATCGACGGTCGTGGTCATCGTCCTGTCTCGGACGATGGGAAACGCGGGGCGACTGCTTCTCTTTCCTCTTGCGGTGCTGCGCTTCTCGTTCTCTACGCCAGTTTCGATCTCTGTCGCTCATATGTCCTCTATTGTAATCGGGCCAGTCTGAATGTCAAGGCTCAATCACCTGATTCGTCCTGCTCATCCTCATCGAAACCGTGGCCCACAACGGCTTCGTATCCGGCTTCAGACAAGCCAGAGATGAGCAGCTCCCGCTCCTCGCGGGTTAGCATGGGAAGGCAGACCTCCAACGGCTTCATATTGCCGGAAGCCAGCCACTCCATGTATCCATCTTCCTCCACCGTGATGATGGAGGTCTTGCCAGTCCACCAACAACGACGCATGATCGTTTTGGGGTTGACAAAGGTGTGCGTCTGGGTTTCTGCCTGTGGTTCTTTCATTGCTCTCATAAGAAAAGGAGGATGGCGGGTTTCCCCGCCATTTCCCAAGTGTCCTGCTATCAGGACTGTGCGCTGTTGTCAGCCGTCGTGAGGGCCGGCGCTGACTGGCTCTTCCGTGGCGCACCACGAGTATCGTTGGTCACTGGCAGCGAGGTGAGGTCGGTCGTACACTCGGGGAGACTGTACATACCTCGATTCACCTTTCGCGCCGGGTCGCCAGTGATCCACACGGGAATGACGCTGTAGCCAAGGCTATCCTTGACTGCGAGAAGTTGCTTGCGGGAGAACGACGCCTGGTTCGGGAACATTTCCTTCGCCTTGTTGAAGAACTCTACTTGGTTCTTCGTGTAGTCTGACTTGATTTGCATGATGACTCCTTATTCGTATTGTTCATCCACACGGATGTATGAACATATTATATAAGGGTTTCATACAAAGTCAAGTAGGATTACTCGGAATCCTTCCCGCCAAGGCCAAGGTCGCGCTCCAGTTCGGCGATCAGATCCTTGAGATCCTCCTCGGTGAAGCCATGCTTCTTGAACTCGGCGTCACGGTGAGCCAAAAGCTTCTTGTCCACGCTCTGCAACACCGAGCGGATGATCCCATCTGCGGTCATCTGGTCGTCGGTGTAGAGATCGACATTGTTCTTGTGTTCCTTGATGGCTTCGTCGGTGAACTTCCGAGCCAGTCCCATCAGTTCACGCAGAGCGTCGATGCACTTCTGTGCGGCAGCATTGTCCTCAACATCAATGGCTGCCTGGCCGAGCGTGAGGACTGCCGTATCCATCTTGTACGGCTTACCGTGCAGCTGGAGTCGAGCGGCGAGGTACTGGTTCATGCACTCGGCGACCACAAGACCGGCTTCGAGCCGCTTGATGCGCTGATTGAGGGACGAAACCTCCTGAATGGCGGACATGTGGGCACGGCGAAGAATGGTGTCGGACATTAGCAGAAACCTCCGTTGGAGTCGATGGAAGCGAGGAGATCGTACTCCTCGTTGGTGATGGGTTCGTTGACAGGCTTACGCACAACCGGCTTCAGGTTGTGGACGGCGTAGAACTCTTGGAAGATGTTGATCTCGCGTTCGATATCAGCCATCTCTTCGGCGGCGACAGCGCGCTCATCGGCGCAGTCATCGCATTCGTGAGTCTCGGTGCAGTTACACATATCACTTCCTCCGCTTGATCTTGGTGCGAATCGAAACCTTACCGCGCAGCGCCATACGGGCGATCTGCGGGATACCCTTACCACGGAACGCCATGTTGGCGGGCTTGGCGTTACGCGCAGCTTCGAGTTCCTTGATCCGCTCGGGGATCTCGGGACACGAATAGTTGCCACGACCACGACGACGACTCGGGTCCTTCATCAGCCATCGCGGAAGACGGGCGCCAGTCGCTTGCTTCACCTTCAGAGCCTGCTTACGACTGATGAGGTCGGTAGAGAGGCCAGATGCGATTGCTGCATCAACCCACTTGAGGTATGCGGCGGGAATGGTTGCGTTGAGAGTGTTCATTGTTGGTTCTCTTTCTGTTGTTAGGCGATGCGCTTGATCTTACGGAGTTCATCACGGACGCGCAGGATCTCGTTATGATAGTCGTTTGTGGAGTTGTTCTCGTATTCGGCTACAAAGACTTGGATATCTTCGATCAGCGCGTCGATGCGAGTGCGGACGGGGGTCTTGCGAACGGGCTTCTTCTTGGTGAGCTTCATACTGTGCGGTCTTTCTGTTAGGCGTTCTCGATGTCGTTGGAATCAAACTCGTCCTCACTCATGCCACCCGAGAGACACAACTCGCGGGAGATGTTCATGAAGTGGGTGTACTCCTGCGGGAGCAGGCGCTCTGGCGGATTGCAACGGGCAAACGTCAGCAGGAGTTCGCCAAGGTAGGTGTGCAACTGCTCCTCCTTGTCGCTCCCATCTTCGCACTTCAGCCAGGCATCGTATGTCCAGTCGATAAGTGCGAGTTGGTCACTAGTGTTGGTCGTGCTGTTGGAAGAAGGATTCTTCATGTGGTTCCTTTCGTTGGATTAGGCCGACACCGGAGTCGGCTTGAAGGGGTCGAACGCGCTCGGGTTCGCGCGGTACTGGTCACCCGTGACATACCAAACCTTGGCAGTCGCGTCCCACGCCGCACCGAGGTTCTTCACCGTGGCGCGATCCTGAAACGCAGCACCCTTGAGGTCGAACCGCGTAGCCTTGGCGACAGCGGCGGCAGCGGCTTCCGCCTCCATCGCAGCAGCGCGAGCCGGATCAGCGGTCGTGGACACTTCCGCGTCGACCTTGGTGTAGAGGTTCACGAACGCCTCCTTGGTCGAGTTGCTGAAGCGCGCACACGCAGCGGTCACAGCCTTGGTGCGGTCAGCAAAGATGCTGAAGTTGTCCACGATCATGCACAGACGACGGGTCGTGATGATCGCGTCCGCACCACCTTCCATGTAGGTCTTGCGGATCATCTCGGCCCACTTCACCAGGCAGTCAGCGAACGGCTCGTCCACGCACGACAGCGCCTCCATGTTGCCGAGGACGATCTTCTTCTCCACCGCCTTGGTGGGGTAGTCCTGCTCGTAGGTGCCGCTGAAACGCTCAAGCAGCGCCTCATCGAGAATGCTACGCGAGGAGAACTGCTCGGAACCCTCGCCACCCTGGCCCTTGGTGTTCATCGTAGCGAACACATTGAACCCGGTAGCAGGCTCGACCTGGGTGTTGATCTTCGGCAGGAACGCACCCTTACCTTCGAGGACACGCATGAGGCACATGATCTTGTGCGACGCGGTATCCATCTCGTCGAGCAGGAGGATCGCACCGCGCTTCATCGCGGTCACGACCGGACCGTCCTGCCACACGGTGTCACCGTTGACGAGGCGGAACCCACCGAGCAGGTCGTCCGCATCGGTCTGGCTGGTGAGGTTGACGCGGATGCATTCACGACCGAGCTTCGCGCACACCTGCTCAATCATGGTCGTCTTGCCGTTACCCGACAGACCGGTCACCATCGTCGGATACCAACGCTTGGACTTCACGATGGCTTCGATGTCCTTGTAGTTGCCGTACGGCACATAGGTCATCAGCTTCGACGGGATGAAGTTACCGTCAAGCGTGGACTCCGCACGGGCGATGCGAGCCTGCATCGCAGGAGCAGCCGGAGCCGCGACAGCGACCGGAGCGGACACGGGAGCCGGAACGGACGCAGCAGCAGCGACGCCGTTGCGAGTCGACCACGCAGCGTCGAGCTCCGCGCAAGCGTACTTGCCGTGACCGACGCGACGGTCCTCGTCCTTCATCAGCCACGCGGGCATCGGGCAACCGTACTTCGCGCGCAGCGCCTTGATCTGCGAACGGGAAAGCGGCGACTTGTATCCCTCGGTCACGCAGAGGTTGACGAAGGTAGCGATCTTGTTGTTGGTGGCGTTAGCCATAGTAGTGATTCTCCGAAAGAGGAAAGAGTGAAACTAGACGGTACGGAAGTCTGTGGCCCACTGCGGGCCGTGTGCAGCCATTGTACCCGATCCCTGGGTCCGGCGCAAGGGGGCGCCCAAGAAATCGTAAGTCCAGTAATAGCAAGGGTTTACGCGGCGCCCTGCATCGACAGCGCGTTATCGGACCTAGGACCCCTAGATTTACAGGGCCTGCTGCGTCCGCCCCCAGTTATTCCCTATATTCTAGGGGCTTGCAAGCGCCAGACGGACCTGGTACAATGGGCGCACTATGGGACAGACTCCTACCACTACCGTTTCTAACCCGTTCGCCATCAACACGGCTGCCAAGGACGCATTCGCGCGTCTGCTGGCTACCGAGAATCTCACGGTCATGCATGACGCGACCGCGCAGACTGCATCGTTCGATACCGGCACTCGCGTTCTCACTCTCCCCGTCTGGCAGGAGATGAGCGGTGACCTGTACGATATGCTCTGCGCTCACGAGGTCGGTCACGCTCTCTTCACTCCGGCTGATCTCACCGTCATCGACCAGTCGCACGCCGCTGTCGATGCGGATACCGGCGTCGATGTGCGCGTGATTCACGACTACCTCAATGTGTGCGAGGACATTCGTATCGACCGCCAGATGAAGGATCGCTTCCCCGGTCTGAAGCGTTGCTACGCCGAAGCGGGCAAGTATCTGTTCGACAAGGACTTCTTTGGCGTCAAGTCGCTCAACACCGAAGCGATGCAGGATCTCCCGCTGCTCGACCGTCTCAATGTCCACTTCAAGTCTGGCATCTACGGCGTCACTGCCGTGCCGATGACTGCGGACGAAGCTGCGTTCCTTCCTCGCCTTGAGGCGATGAAGACCTGGGACGATGTGGTCGCTCTCGCTGCCGAGATCTACGAGTACGATGGTGCGCGTAAGGCTGCGAAGCAGCAGCAGAACAAGCCGAACAACGGTCCGCAGGGTCAGCCCTCGGGTTCCGGCAACACCGGCACCCAGCCGACTGGTCAGGGTCAGGGTAACGATCCCGCCGATTGCGCGGGTGACCAGAGCGACGATCAGTCGCAGGACGGTCAGGGCCAGGGTGAGCAGAAGCAGGACAAGGACCAGGGTAACGGCTCGCAGCCGTCCAAGTCCGAGTCCAAGCCCGGCAACACCGCGTCGACCGGTGGTAATCAGAACGGCAAGCCGACTCGTTCGGTGACTGCGGAAGCCGAGGAGCGTAACCGCAAGAACATGGTGGACACTTCGGCCACGCAGGTTCGTCGGTGGAAGATGCCGACGCTCAACATGGATTCGATCCTCGTTGACTTCAAGACCATCGTGCCCCAGTTCGCCGCTGTCGCGCAGCGTAACGGCCTCAACAACGAGAAGCTGCTCAAGGATTTCCGCACGAACAGCGCGGACGCCATCAAGATGCTCGTCAAGCAGTTTGAGATGAAGATGGCTGCCGACGAGTCGCGCCGTACGCGTTCGGCCCGTTGCGGTATCATCGACATGGATCGTATCAACGATTACAAGTTCGCTGATGACATCTTCCTCGCCACCGAGGAGATCGCCAAGGGTAAGAACCACGGCATGATCTTCTGCATGGACTGGTCGGGTTCGATGAGCCAGAACCTCCGCGAGACGATCTACCAGTTGCTGAACCTCGTCATGTTCTGCAAGTCGGTCAACATCCCCTACGAGGTCTATCTGTTCTCCGATTCGTACTCGCCGGAGTACGCGGAGATGAACCTCACCGGCAAGATGCCGAGCAAGTCCTTCACTCGTCCCTCCGTGTGCAAGGAGTATGAGAAGGACGAGCACGGGTATCAGACCACTGGTGATTACCTCCGCTTCAGCCACTTCCACCTGCTCAACACTCTGTCGAGCCGGATGAGCAAGACCGAGTTCGATGTGGCCGCCGGTATGATGCTGCGGATCGCGGAGGACTCGAATGCGTACACCGCCAAGACTCCTGCGGGATTCAGCCTCGGTGGTACGCCGCTCGATGAAGCTGTGTACGCGATGGTTCCCGTGACCGAGAAGTTCAAGCGGGACAATCGCCTGCAGGTTGTCAATGTGTGCTTCCTGACCGATGGTGAGTCTGGCTCGCACCCGTTCGACATCTACAACGCCAAGGGTGACGCCAACGCCATCCCGGTGCTGGTCGACGGTAGCAAGACCTGGACGATCCCGGTTCGCAAGGAAAAGACCCGGTGGGGTACGAATGTGTCCATGCAGTGCTCCACCACGGCCATTCTGCGTATGTACCTGAAGCACAAGACCGGTGCCAATGTCGTCGGGTTCTTCCTCATCGGCAGCGCCCGGTACTTCGATCATATGCTGATCGGTACGAATCCCAAGGTCGCGGAGATCGCCAAGGAGTCAATGAAGGAGAACAACTTCGCCGCCCTGCCGGGTGACGGGTTCGACTCCAACTTCATCATCGTCCCCACCAAGACGGTGAAGCAGGGTGACCTGACGGGACTGACCGGTACGCAGCTGAAGAACACCTTCGCCAAGACCGAGAAGTCCAAGCGCACCAGCCGTGTGCTGATGGGACGAGTCGCGGACATCATCGCCAAGAACCTCTCCTGATCTAGAGTAGATCAGACCCATAGTAGCCCCCGCGAACCCTAACCGGTTCGTGGGGGCTTTTTCGTTTGCCGTGTTGCCGGGGAGCCACAGAAACTTTGATCCCCGACCCAAAGTGGGATCAAAGCGACTCTGGCGTGCTCGAAGTACTGGCCTTCGGCTTCTATGGCCTGCCGCGCGATGTGCTGAAAACGCTATGATCGTAGGCGAAACATAGGGGTTTCTAGAGCAAGACTTGGCGGGAAAAACAGTATTTCTAGGGGGATTTGGGTGGGACCCGGTGGGGCAAGGCTCCCCCATCCCCTCTTCTCTCAAATACTTCTCATGGGACCCCTCCCCCGGAAATCCTATAAGCAATTACTTGGGACCCCCACCCCCGTCAAATCCTATAGACATTTCCAAAAGGAACCCCCCAAAAGAAAAACCTCCCATCAAGGGAGGCTCTCTATTTGTTCTTTGTTATTTGTTTAGTTCTTTAGGTTTCCCTTTTCATCACGATTACCGTGAATCTTTCCACCGACTTCCTTCTTGGGTCCACCGGGAATGCTCGCTGTCGATTTGCTCATTCCCTTCTTTATGGCTTCGATGTTTGCTGCTGCTTCCCACATCTTCTTGATATTGTTTGGTATATTTGACATAATTGATGCTCCTTTTTTGTATTTAGGAAACCATACATATTTTTATGGCCAACGAACGAGCAAAATATAATAAAGGTAACATAGCAGAAGCAATTGTAGGTGCTGCTCTATTTGCTAAATTTATAAATCGTCCAAAAGATAAGAAATCTAATTATCCAGATTTAACTTTGGCTATGGTGGAAGATGTATTGGCAGAGTATTACGGATCTTATAGTGTTGGGAAGGTTTTAAAGAAAACTATTACCGATCCCGGCACAAAAGTCAAAGACAATATGACTTTGCAAATTAACATTCCACAAGCAGATACGGATATACTAAAAGTCAAAAAAACTAGACAGATGGATGTTTTAAAAGATCTCTATTCATCTGCAATTGAATATGTGAACGAGACATGGAAAAGCGATGCTATCCAATTTGCTCTGAATGGTATAATAGATGCAGTAGATGTTCATTCAGATGGTACTGGCGCACAAACGCAGACCAAGGCGGACATTAAGATTACACATAATGGACAAACCTATTCTCGTCAGATTTCACTGAAAGTGGCTGGTGGTGATCAGTTTGCTCAGGTATCGGGTGAGGAATTTACTAAACAAATTTCGGTTTGGAAAAAAACGCTTGGCATAGACATTGTTGGGCTGGAAAAAAAATATAACAAACTATTAGAAAATTATGATAAGGATATCGTATTTACTTCCAGAGAAAATGCGAGATTGAAAACGTTAAAAAAAATACTAAAGGAAGCGGGAAGGTTTGTATATGGGCAGGCAGCAAAAGAATTAAAAAGTATGATTAATTCAAAAAATTCTGCCTTTTATACTACTCTCACAAAACTTATAGCAAATAGTGCCACACTAGGTGAACCCGGTATTGAATTGGTAAAGTTGGAAAAGGGAACCTATAAAAGAATAGCATTTACTCCAACCTTTATTAAAGATTATACCAATCTATTGAAAAGTAAAAAAATATTGGTACAGTTTGATGAAGAAGAAGGTGATCCAAAAGTAGAACTATATGTGGATTCTGTAAAGAGCTCAAACAGATTGTTGCAAATAAGAGTAAAAGTAGAATCACCATCTTCTAAATCGGGTGGGAAAAAAACATATAAACCATATATGAGAAATTTGATTGAAGCCGGACCAATGATGTATGATTTGGCTAAACAATTAGATGAAATGAATAAAAAGGGGAAAAAATAAATGGCAAACACATTTAATCCAGCAGATCCATTCTCAGAAGATTTCAGTTTTGAATTCTCGGATACACCTGAGCAAACAATTCAAAAGGCACAAGAAGAGGCCAACGATGCAATTGATGAGGCAAAAGAAGCAGCAATTGCAAAGTACACACAAAACATGCAATCGTTGGAAAAATTGATTCTTCCTCTATTGTATAATCTTTTGAAAAATCCCGACAAGGATTATATTAAGTGGCCTGATCGTACTGTTGCAATTACCAAACAGATTGATAGAATTACAAGTCTAACAAGAAAACCATTAGAGATATAATAAAAAACCCCGGATCAACCGGGGTTCTTTCTTTTTTGTTATTTTGATTAGTTTGCTTTTTGTTTTTCTTCTAAAATTGCTTCAATATTGATGTTATATTGTTCTACAATGTCGGAAATTACACTTTCGAGAAGTTGAATGTATTCTTCTTGTTCTTGAATGCGTTGTTCGTTTAAATTAGCGGGTTGACCTACTGATTCTTGAACGTAGGTTTTTGTTAATTCATTTAACCATCTTGAGTCTGTCATAGTAATCTCCTAGTTTATTTTATTTATATAAAATAGAAATTTCGTTTTAAGGCTAGACAAGCCAAAAAATGTTGATACTATATACCCCTACACCTCAAGAAGTGCGAGGTGTAACTGTACTGACATTTTTATATAAGGAGAAATGAATGAATACAGGTTATACAGTTTTGACTGCACTTGCAGTCTCCGGTTCCGCGGCAGCACAAAATGCTGCTCCTGCTCCGGTTTCAAATTGGGATCTTAAGTGGTCATTTAATGAGACTGTAGAAGTCCACACCTTCAAGGGTGCCGGCTCTACTTTGGTTGGACTCAACCAAAACCTCTCATTGGATATCAACAAGGATTTCCATGTTGATTTGGATGTTCCAGTTTATACACAGGACGATAACACAACTGTAAGCAACATCAATCTTGGTGGTGCTTGGGATGTTTTGTCCGGTGATAAGTGGGGCGTCTCTGTAGGTGCTGGTATGTACATCCCCGTTGGTTCGGAATATTTCCGCAATGCTAACGTAGATCCATACCTCAACGCTGCATTTAACTGCAAACTCTGGATGTTTGATTTCACTCAAACTGCCGGATATCGGTTCAATGGTGGCGAATCCTATATCACTTGGCTTGGTGCAAAGACAAATTCAGATGTCGTTTCTTTGGGAACCGGTCTATCATACGACTGGAATGCCTTCAAGTTCGGTCTTGAGTTTGATCAATTGTACTATGTCAATAGTGGTGAAGCACAACTCTTCCTTGGCCCAACAGTCAACTGGAGTGTTGCTTCAAATGTAGACTTGAACTTGGGAGTAGGTATTCCCGTGTATCAAGATGTTGTTACGCCCGAAGCGAACGCAATCGTTACGGCTGGTTTGGGAATCAAGTTCTAATTCATTTATTTTAAAGGAGATTAAAAATGGAACAAACACAAACATGCGTTAAGAAGTGCCCCCTCGGTGGTTTTTGCTGGAAGAACCCAACTCATTGGTTTTTCTTCCTTGCTGTACTACCTTTTACTGTTGCTGGTGTCCACATGGTTGTCAATGCTGTTAACAACCTCGTCGGTGCAGTAAGCGGCAAGTAATATAAATACTTACAACCCCACCGGAGATAGCATCTCCGGTCCGACAACCTCCCCTCAAAAGGAGGTTGTTTCTTTATAAATACACATATGAAAACCTTTAAGCAACATCTTCTTGAATTTATTCGTCGTGAGGGTAGTCAATATGTGGTACGCTCTGAGAAGGGTAAAAATATGGGCAAGTTTGATACTAAAGCGGCTGCAAAAAATCGTCTGCGACAAATTGAGTATTTTAAACACGCAAAATAAAATAAATACTTTCATGAAGCCAGAATTTTCTCCAAATGACTTTGAGAACTACATCAAAGCAATGTTCGGGACACCACCCGAACAGGGAGGAAATTCTCCAAAAGACGCGCACGAAGAAGGTGGAGAAGATATTGAATGGAGAATGCGCGAAATTGTTCAAGAACTGGTAGATAAACAAAAAGGCGGAGAAGCATTAACACAACAAGAGTTGGTTTTGCTACAAAAAGCCAAAAAATATTTAAGAGTTCGAGTTTCTGATTATTACAGAGATCTTGAAGATGATGTACAACCATAAATAGGTTAGTGAGGAATAAAATGAGATTAAACGAAGCAGAAACCGCCGCGCAAAAAAGTGTAATGCCAACTTCAACATCAATGCAAAATGCAAATGCAGCAGAGATTGAAAAGGCAAAAACACAAAATGTTAAAAGTCCCGATAGAAAATGGTTTATTCATCGTGTTGTGCAGCAATTAATACCAAGTTTATCTGCTCAAGTTGTCATGGCAAAGCAACAAGAAGCAGAAATGCAGCAACAAGAACTAGAAGCACAACAACAAGCCGCTGAACAAGGACAACAAGGCGCTGAACCGGGACAAGAAGAATCACAACAACAAGAAAATCCTGAGCAATCTGCTTGATTTTTTACTCGTACCTTGTATAATTTGTTCGTTATGAGCAAATTTATACCTTTTTTCGGATAAGTATATGAAAAAAGCAAGAAAAAAGTACGAAGCCCTCATAGAATATGCTAAAGATGGCGTATATGAGTTGTTTTTTTATGAAGAAGGTAAATATAAGAAGATAGTAGACTCCGAATCTCCTTCGGATTTACTTCACTATTTACTTGAAAAGCATGAAAATAATGTTATAATCCGTATTCCACCAGTAATTAAAGAAATTATTGATTGTGAAGCGTTCGAATATCATAAATGGGTTTCAAATATTGAAAAAGAATTGCTAAATGGAATACAACAAGCAATTAATGACATCACTGAATCAGATGAAACCGACCAATCGGACATCTAACACCAAAAAGTAGGACATAATTGAAACAGATTATGAAGTCGTGGAAATTCCAAGTGTCGGTGGTCGTACAATTAAACAAATAAGACCAAAACCAGTAAAATATCCACATTATTATGTCAATAATGAAGAACTGTCACTTGATGATTTTGAGTGGGAAGAAAAAAATATTATGAATGAACAAAATGTACAACCAAAAATGTTTAGTATTGCCGAAGTGAGAGAACTTGTTGCAAAGGCATGGGAAGACGGTTACACTACCTCTTCTGAAGATTCTTTCCACAACAAGAACACTCCATATGGTAAGTCGGATTTCTTCAAGGAATTTTACGCCAAGTATAATAAGGATTAATTATGAAAGTTGAAGATGATGTGAAGTTGGATTTTGCTGATGTACTAATTCGTCCAAAGCGAAGTGAACTAAACAGCCGTAAAGAAGTTTCACTTTCACGCAGATTTGATTTTGATAGTTCTGGAATGCATGTTGCTTGGGATGGAATTCCTATTGCAGCGGCAAATATGAGTGGTATTGGTACTTTTTCTGTTGCAGAAAAATTATCTCAACACAGAATGTTAACTTGCATTCACAAGTTCTATACTGAAGAAGAGTGGATGAAAAATTACGATAATCAACTGATTAGCAATCCTGATCTTGATTGTCTCGTTTACAGTATGGGAATGGGAACAAATTCCTATGAAGAAATTCGCAAAGCAACTAATATTCTAGATTATTGCTCTGCTGTAAAATTTATTTGTATTGATGTTGCAAACGGTTACACGCAAAAGTTTGTAGAGTATGTTTCGACTATTCGTAAGATTTTTCCTGGCAAGATTTTGATTGCCGGTAATGTAGTAACCCGTGAAATGACAGAAGCATTAATTCTTGCTGGCGCAAATATCGTAAAGGTAGGAATTGGTCCTGGCTCAGTTTGCACCACTCGTAAGGTTGCTGGCGTTGGATATCCGCAACTGTCCGCAATCATGGAATGTGCTGATGCGGCGCACGGTCTTGGTGGTCACATTATGGCAGATGGTGGTTGTACTTGTCCAGGCGATGTTGCAAAGGCATTTGGTGCTGGTGGTGATTTTGTCATGCTTGGTGGTATGTTTGCGGGTTCCGATGAAGCAGCACAACACGATGAATCTGGCAACAGAGTGTTTTATGGAATGTCATCAGACACCGCAATGAATAAGTTTTCTGGCGGTGTAGCCACTTACCGAGCGTCAGAGGGTAAGACCATCAAGGTTAAGCAAACCGGTCCAATCGACAATACAGTTCAGGAAATTCTTGGTGGTGTTCGTTCGGCTTGCACTTATGTTGGCGCCAAGCGTCTGAAGGATCTGCCAAAGTGTACGACATTCGTTCGGGTAAACCGCCAAATCAATTCCGTATTTAATGGACAGGAAATTGCTTGACAAACAACGGAAATGCAGTATAATTATGAGCATGACAGGAAACACAGTACCTTCAACGGAGTGTTAACAATGATTACTATTTAAATGTTTTGAACCTTTTTATTATGTAATGTTAGCACATCGCGTGTGCATTTGATGGAGTATCAAGTCTCATAGAATGCATCCGATCAGGACAAGGTGTGAGGAACACCCCCTAGCAACTAAAACGAGATTGTGAAGGTTGCGGAAGGTTTTTGAGAGGACTTGTCTCTCAAGTGTGTAGAAAAGTTTACGGATAACTTTCTACATAACTACGAAACCGTCATAAAGTTTACGGTTCTTTACAAAACCGTTTCACGCCTCTATAGCTCAGTTGGCAGAGCATTCGGCTTTTAACCGATAGGTCGCAGGTTCGACCCCTGCTGGAGGCACTTCCAAAAGCAAATAAACTTAACGGCAGAGTTTATTTGTGTTTAAGTGAATGCCGGTTTGAAAGGTTTCGTTATGACAACTATTACTAAGAAGGATCGCGTTCTCAATTATCTCCATACAGGTCGTGGATTGACCGCTGCTCAGGCTAGCAAGATGTTTGGTGTCAAGAATTTCCGCGCCACCATCAGCAACATCAAGGAGACTGTTGAGCGTTACGGCAACTGGCGTATCGTTTCGCACACTAACCGTGATGGCAGCACTCGCTACTTCATGAAGCGCGTCGCCCTCGTTGGTCCTTCTAACTACACCGTTGGCGGTTGCCGCTAATCGGTAAATCCTCGGGTTGAGGGTTGAAGGAGCGGAGCATAAATAACTCCGCTCTTTCTTTAATGCCCTGTGATGTAACGGTAACATGGGAGGCTTTGAACCTCCTCTTCTTGGTTCGAATCCAAGCGGGGCAGTTGCCACTTTAGCTCAATGGTAGAGCAGTGCTTTTGTAAAGCACAGGTTGCGGGTTCGAGTCCAGTAAGTGGCTTTTCTGAATAAGGAGATGTTATGGAAGGTAAACACGGCGCTGGTAAAGGTGATGCTTATCGCCGAGTAGACTGGGATAAGTATTCAGAAAACTATGACAGAATCTTTGGAAAGAAAGGAAATGACAATGATTCAACTAGTAGGATTGACGACGGGCGAACAACTAATCGCAAAGGTAGAGCAACAGGAAAACGGTCTTCTTCTTAAGAAGGCTGCCATTCTTGTTCCGGCAGGTAAGGGAGAACTCGGAATGGCTCCGTGGATTCCTTATGGCGAGATTGAGAATGGTATTTTGGTCCGCTGGAACGCAATTGCTTGGCATGTTGATGCTAAGATGGATCTTGCAAATCACTACAACAGTGCATTTGGCAATGGCTTGGTTGTTCCGGTGCAGCAAGAAGTTGTTGCTCCTGAACTAAAATTAGTTGAAGGTTGATTCAACTTCTGATATAATGCGGGTATGAAAGTGCCCGCATTATTCTTTGTTCCCGTAGCTCAGTTGGATAGAGCATTCGCCTTCTAAGCGAATGGTCAGTGGTTCGAATCCACTCGGGAACGCTTTGAAAGGGTTTATATTATGATTACAACATCTACAATTTACGGCGAAGGTCAGCGTTTCACTTCTTCAAACTATCAGGGTTCAACTTACATGGGTGTTTCGTACACACTACCACTTAAGTTTGATGGCTCTTTGAGCATGACTACTGAAACTAAAGAAGCAATTGAAATGCCAACGGTTAGTAATTATACCAATACGGCTACTCCGTTCTTTATGGGTTCATTTGATGGTTTTTGGATTCATAAGTTGTATCGTGAGGGTAATTTGGTGTATACTGTGCAGGGTGTAGATCAGGATATGTTTTTGCCAATTGCACACGATTATGTCGAAAGTGACGCAATGATTACTGCCGGAAATGAAAGTATTCCGTGTCCCGATTGCCCTGTTCGTCCGCCAGTACCAGCACCGAGCGTGTCCGTTATGCTTGGTGTTGCGGCCTTGTTTGCGATCTCGCGTAAGCGAAAGATTTAAATGACTAATACAACTCTCGATTCTTTGCTTGATGTTGCTTATCCTATTTGCCTGGATATTCCCAGGCAAAAGAAGCATGTCTCAATTATTGTGCATAAGCACAAGATTGTTTCTGTTGGTATGAATCGTTTCAAGACTCACCCCAAGGCGAAGCAAATTGGCTATATGTACGAAGAAATGCATTCCGAACTGGACGCATTTCAGAAGATCGAAAAGCGGCTTCTTGGAAAGAAGTTGCACCTAATCAATATTAGGTTTAATCAATTTGGCGACATGCGTATGGCTCGTCCTTGTGAACTTTGCATGCCTTGGTGTGTTAAGGTTTTTCACAGCATTCGTTTTACTACAAATGATGGTTTTGAGCAGTTGGCATACTAAATAGTTGTGGACATTCTAATAAGGAGATACCTTTATGCGTATTCAGGAAATGTGTTACGAACTCCGCAATCTCGCCCGCAAGGAAGAAGATTTACCCAAAAAGGATCTCTATTATCAAAGCGCAAAGGCACTTGAAACTTTGTTGAATATGGTTAAAATGGGCGATCTCATCGTTGCAGAAATGGAAGTATGCAAAAAGAATCCCGACAAGTGCCGTCCATGTGATTGGCAAGCAGAAGCACCCAAAGAATGGCCAATCAGCGAAGAACCAATCAAAATGATAGATGACTTCATCAAAGAATTGGCAGTGTTCCAATACATTGATCTAAAGGCACGGCACGGAGCAGAGAACGATTACGGTTACTGGCACGACAAGCGAGAATATAAAGAATGACCTACAGATTACACATCGACATTCCAATTAATGGTGACGAAGCACAGGCTCTAGAAGTAGCAAAGGAAATCATTCGCTTTTGTTTTGATAATGGCATTTCCGAAAAGCGAATGCGCGAACTTGGTCTTGAACAGATCAACTATCGTCTTGGTCACGACGAAGATCGCCAAAAGAGCAACTACTTCATCAAGACTCCTTCAGGTCATGTGAACAATAGAAAATCAGTTATCAATTATGGCAGTAGTAATATTTAATAGTCCATGATCAAATTCCCAATGACAATTTGGACAAAGACCAATAATATTTGATTTGTTGTTTATTTCTGCTATGGTTGCACTATCGGGAAACTCTTTTATGGATTTGATATGACATATTTCAACATGTTTATCATAACCACATTTTTGACATTTAGTTATTGATTTTTCAAAATCATGTCTTGCGTGGTATCTTATTTTTGCATATTTATTTGAAATATGACCATGTGTATAAATTGCATCAGATTTTTTGGCATTTATTGATTGCTCTTTTAATTCTTGTTTCCTTTTTAATCGACAGTCTTTACAGTATTTTCTGCCAGAACCACACCATGTTCCACAATTTGTGCAGAATACTTTTTTGGTTTTATTGCTTGACATAATGGATACTCCTTGATATACTTATATATATAAGTGGTAGGATTTACAAGCGCGATGGGCGGATGGCTTCGCAGACCCGCTTATAACGGGTTCAATCAGGTTCAATCCCTGAATCGCGCATTATGACTTTACCGAACGAAGAAGTTCAAAGTTTACAAGCAGTTCGTAGATTTCTTTACGATCTACTTGATCCGTCAAAGACTCCTCGCGTACCCAAGGCAGTTCGGCAGCGAGCGTACAGAGTTTGTAAGCACTTCCCTATGGATTATTCCATAGAACAACGCTACCCGGATGTTTTTCAAAATGACAAGCAAAGAATTTAATTTCGAAGATTGGAAATCAAAGTATCCCCTGTGCTTTAAGAATGAAGGTTGTTGCATTCTTTTTGGTATAGAGTGTGGTATTGGTTGGACTGAACTTCTACATGAACTTCTACAAAAGATAGAAAACTATCTTGATACCAATCGTGATAAGTTCGTGGATGTTGAATTCCCATTCCGCATAGAACAGGTCAAAGAAAAGTTTGGCACTCTTCGTTTCTATGTTAGTGGTGCCGATAATCAAATTTTTGATTGGATTATTGAAGCGGAAAGAAAGAGTGGCAAGACTTGTGAAGTTTGTGGTAATCCCGGTCAAGTTTGTGTAACTCAAGGTGGTTTTTGGCTTAAAACAGTTTGCGAAGAACACCGAATGGATCGTTATGTTCCTTACAAGGAGGACTGCAAGTGACCCCACACAATCTCAACATTTTGCTTGGACTTTCCACAGTCGGATTCGTCGTGGTGTTCTTGCTCTACGTGATTCACTTGTATGACACCAAGTGGAAACTCTTGAGCAAGGACAACAAGATTCGTCATCTTGAATCCGAGTTGCGCCACTACAGCAGTCTCTACTTTTCGGGATGTGCTTGCAAGAAGAACCACGCACACACCGAGGAAGCGGAGAGCAAGCCCAATGAGAAGCCCAGCAGCGGATGGTTCTCGTCCCTGTTGAAGATGGGTGTCTTGGCGGCGTTTGCCTACCTTGCCTACACCATCTATAAGAAGTATGGGAAGCGGTCAAAGCCCGTTCCCGTCACAGCAGAAGTCATCAACTGAAACACAGAAAGGAAAAAGCCATGAATAACTTTTGGAAGTACATCAAAGCCGCAGCCATCGTCATGGGAGTGTCCGTGATGGCATACTACGGCTACCAGCAGATCCGCAAGATGTTTGCTTGACACCACACTATTTACCTGCTATACTCTACCGACAAGGAGGAAACCAAGTGAACGAACACGATGCCATCGCAAGGATCAAGAGACTGTCTCACAGCATCAACTGTGCCGATGAGATCGCAGAAGTGATTGAGCGGCTAATCAAAGAGCGCGACGAGGCGAGGCGGGAATGTCGCTTGCTGTTGCTCGGTCAAGAGGTGCTACGCGGTGTGCGCGACCTTCCTGCACCTCCCGACGATCTGGTGACGATTGTCCCTGTGCCACGAAAGGAGGACGACAAGTGAGCGAAACTCGTAACATCATCGACCACTATCATTATTGGAAGCACGATGATATTGTTGCAGATCTTGACACCAAGCGCAACAACTTTACTGTTCTTTGCAGTAATCTTGGAAATGATTTCAACATTGCTACGGTGATTCGTAATGCTAATGCATTTCTAGCCAACTCCGTTTGGATTTATGGAAATAAGCAATATGATCGTCGTGGAACTGTCGGTACACACAACTATACCCACTTCCGCCATTTTAAGGAAGATCAAGAAGCAGAACTTCTAAAGGCAATGCGTGGCATGTATGTTGTTGGTGTTGACAATGTTGGAGATGCTAAGCCAATTGATGAGTTTAGTTGGCCATGCAGTAAGCCTGTCCTCATGATTTTTGGACAGGAGCAGATTGGAATCCCGAAGAAACTGCTTGACTTGTGTGATGAGTTGGTGTATATTAGGCAGTATGGATCAGTGAGAAGTCTAAATGTTGGAACAGCCAGCGGTATCGCAATGTATGATTACTGCTCTAAGGTTTGCAACGGAGTGCAAATAGGTTGATATATACATTCGCTGGGCCCCGGCGTATATTATGATTTGTGATTGGGGCTTTCTGCACCTATAGATTAACCGGCTAAATCCCCGCCCTTTCAAGGCGGTGACTCGGGGTTCGAGTCCCCGTAGGTGTACTAAAGTTAAGATTCGGTTCAAAATATGGTAAGGCAAACATACTTGCATGGAAACAATACTACTTTCGATATCAGGTCTGTGCGCTATCATTGCCTTTCAAATTTGGTACTATAGAACTGCTTATCACAATGGTTATCAAGATGGAAACCATAGTGGCATCAGTCAAGGGCTCTTTATGGCAAAAGAGCGCGAAAACAAGCGGTCGTCGTATAATGGCTCATTACGCGGGTTTTCCAAACCCGACATGAGAGTTCGATTCTCTCCTACCGCACTATATGATGGTAAAACTGATAAAATCAAGATACGGAGTTAATCGTTTAATTACAGAAGATGCAGATGGTTCCCTAATTATTGAAGGGGAAACTCTGTACTATCGTTGTTCTACGGTTGACAAAGATAATACCACCGAAATGTTTGACTTTGAAGGTGGTCCATTTTTAATGGTCGGTGATCCAATGATTGAGATAGATATGGATGCTAAAGTCCGTTCTATTGAAATACTAGATTCGGAAAAAGGTTACGCAAAGATTAAGGTTAGATATGAATAATACAGACATACTAGATAGATTGCAAGAATTAGCAAACAAATGGCAGTGGGCGCAACCTGAAGTTAGAGATGTTTGCAAAGATGCCATGTATGAAATTCGATTACTTAGAGAACCAAAAGGAACGAAACATGAGTATGGATCACAAGGATTTTCTGAAGGAGCAGACTGATAGAACTCCTGAGCGTTCTTGGGAGTTTGAAGATGTCTTGATGAATAATCAAGCATTGCGTTTGCGTAATCAAATGTTGGAAATTGAAAACGATAAGTTACGTGAACGAGTTTTAAATTTAGAAAAAGAAATTTCTCAAATTAAACGCGAAGCGATGCAAAAGTTTCAAAATGGTTGGGGAAAGGGTAAGGATGAGTAACGAAGAAAAGATTAAGCAACTTGAAAAAGAAAATAAGGAACTTAGAGAAACTATGTTCCGCGCATGGGCTATCCTCGTAGACTATGATGGATACTACAGCGAAACGCTAAAAAAGGGCGATGTGCATGGATTGGCTTCTATTGTAAAAGAAGCAGTGCATATTCTAAATACTCCTCGCCGCGACGCACTTGATAGACTGGCACAATTAGATGAAGAACTTGGTCTATATGACGACTTTATAAGCGATCAAAAGGAAATGGACTAAATAATCTTTGGTATTGTTGATATTGGATTGAAATGCGAACAACACAGGGGTTCGATTCCCCTCGGCTCCATTAGCCTAACCGAAATAGATTCTGCAAGTCTATTAGAGATGGCGAGTAAAGTCCTCTTTGCAGGGGGCAATTCCTGAAGCCCGGGCTTCAGGTATTTAAGGGGCTGAACTGGCTTCGATTGACGCAGAGTAATGAAGAAGGAGATACCCGACACGGGTAACAAGTGTCGTAAATAAACAGTTGCAAAAATTGATTGCCGCACCAATGGCAATGGCTGCTTGAAGCAGTGGGGTCTGATCCACCCGCGACTGAACGGATCACGGTTGTTGGGGAGAAATCCTCAACAACCACTTGCATTGAAGACAGAGGCATGATATAATACAGTTCACGCCCGCATGGTGGAATGGCAGACACAGCGGATTCAAAATCCGCTGCCCTAAGAAGCGTGTAGGTTCAAGTCCTACTGCGGGTACTACGGCACGGTAGACCAATCGGCAGAGTCAATAGACTTAAAATCTGTGTAGTGTGGGTTCGAGTCCCACCCGTGCTACTTATGAATCCAAAGTATTACACAATCGAACGAATCAACAAGGCGCTACTAGAATTGTCTACGCCTCGTGCTTTAATGCACGAATATACTACTGATAGTATTGTCGATTTACTAAATGATGTTCGTGATGAGTTGATGGGATTTTATCACAAACAGGATATTCGTCGTAGATTCGACGAGGAGAGCGGTTAATGGCCAAGGGAAAAATTAAAAACAAAAACAAGAAGCCAACTGCAAACGAAGAGTATTATTTTGTTGCACATGTTGATGCCAACGGAGAAGTAACATCATTACTTTTAACTGATGTTGAATATAACCGAGCAAAGATAAGAGCAGAGAACAATCCAGAAGATGTACCGGAACATTTTATTGTGTTTCATCAGGAGCATAAAGATGGCAAAGAAGAGAGTTAAAAAGTCTATTGATAAAATTACAAAATTATGGTCACCAAAAGGTGCCATCAATTGGGTTTTAGATGAAACTTTTGATAAGTTTACATTCCGTTTGAAGTACGCACCAATTGCTGTTCTTCTAGAAGAACACGGTTACTTGAGAGAAGCCCAAGGTTGTCTTATTGAACAACATAAGGGTGAAACCAAGAATTATTATGATAACCCAAAGCGCAAAGATTTGCAAATTCGTATTGAATTTGTAGAAGAAAAGATTATGGCAAAGTATTATGGGCTTCAAGATGCCATTGAGCGCATGGACTATTATGACTCATTAGAAGCCAGAACGAAACAAGAAAAGACAGAAGAAAAATGAATACTTTGTTTGTAGATGATAGTACTGAGCGTTGGAGTGAATATTCCAAGCAAGCAACAGAAATGAATTGGTGTGCGGCTTGGGCTATCAACTATAATGCTGCAACTAATGGTTTTGGTTATCGCCAATACGATATTGTGTTTTTAGATCACGATCTTGGTGATGAAATTAAGACCGGTTATGATGTTGCAAAATACATGGTAGAGCATAATATTAAGTGTGGTATGGTCGTTGTTCATACCATGAATCCTGTTGGTGGAAACAACATACATACTTTGCTTCAGAATTTTGGTTACAAAATTCTTAAAGTTGCCGGTTGTTGGAATGATCCGGTACTGATGAGAAGTTTGGACGGAATTTTGAGAAACATTCCCTGATAGCTCAGTTGGTAGAGCGGCGAGCTGTTAACTCGCATGTCACTGGTTCGAGTCCAGTTCGGGGAGTTTATGATGCCTTATATTATTGGATTTATTGCTATTACCGTTTCCAGTTATTTGTATGCGATTGTTGCGTATTCAGATAAATGTCAAAAGAATGCATTCTTTGCATATACCTTGGCAGCAATTGCAGCAATATTGAGTGTGACTGCTTGGACTTGTTTGGTTCGTCACTATAAAGATCCAAATACAATCATGATTATTAATTGTATTTGGGATGTTGGTGTGACAATTATGGTCCTAGCATTTCCGCTTTTTCTCTTTGATTTTAAAATAGATACTAAGACAATTATTGGTTGTGTGATTTCCGTACTTGGAATCATTATTGCCAAGATTTAAACCCGAGTAACTCAGCGGCTAGAGTGCTTCCTTTACACGGAAGAAGTCGTCGGTTCGATCCCGACCTTGGGTATTTTGCGAGTGTACTCAAGCGGCAACGAGGACAGACTGTAAATCTGTTGTCATTCGACTTCGGGGGTTCGAGTCCCTCCGCTCGCATTCTGCGTAGTTCAGTTAACGCTGACTAGAATCGCCTACTTGCAAGGGGTGATTTGATACAGAGCAACAGAGGTGCAAGTCCTCCACTACGCTTTTGGATAGATGGCCGAGTGGTTTAAGGCTGCGGTTTACTAAACCGCCGTAGGTACTAGATACTTACCGGGGGTTCGAATCCCTCTCTATCCGTTCGGAGAGTAGCACAGTTTGGTAGTGCGCCTGGTTTGGGACCAGGAGGTCGCAGGTTCAAATCCTGTTTCTCCGACTATTATAAATACTGGCACTATGAAGAACTTCTCACAATATTTAAATTCACAAGAAGATTGCGGATGCCAAGAACCCGTTGAAGAGCAAATTGGCTCTTTCTTAAAGGGTGCATTGGGTGGTATTGGTAAAACAATAGGTTCTGCCGCTTTAGATGTTGTTGGTGGTCCTTTGGCTAAAGCCGCTGTATCCGGTGGTATGGAAGCAATGCAACGTCGTAAAGAGGGTGCAGAAATGTTGGACAAGGAAGTCATTCGTTGTCATGAAAGATTGGCTGCACTCCAAAGACAACATGCTAGTGCCAAGAATAATCCAGATAAACAAAAATTAATTCAACAAGACTTTGATGAACTTAAAGTCGAATGTGGCAAGATAGAGGCTTCTAAGAACGTAGACAAAGCAGAAAAGGCTTTGGCTGGTTTAAGAAGAGACAAGGCGGCCGCTATGAGAGCAAAGGGAGCATCTTCCTTCACTCTATAAGGCCACTCATACCGAAGTCTACATACCTGTGTATGTGCGACACAGGCCCATAAAGACCTAAGACCCAAAACTTGACTTACAACTAAATAAGACTATACTAGAGGACGAGAAGTGCGTCCTCTTTTATTTGGAGTTATATTATGAATCGCAAGAGACATTGGGATGAGTTTGATATGGCTGCTGAGAGGGAAGGTAATGCCTTCAAGAAGCAAGTGACTACACAAATTGCCAAACGGGGTCTCGGTAAGGTGACACTTAAGACGCGAAAGATGCACGGTGATGCTTTTTTCGCAGTTCAGCGTAAGACTGTCAAGAACTCTTTCTTTGTGAGGTAACAAATGGCTAAGTGTAAGAATTGTGAAAAGAATATTCCCAAGGCTCGTCAGGAAGCACTTCCTGGCGTAGATACCTGTGTTGGTTGCTCAGAAGCAAAGCCAATGATGGGTTTTATGGATTGGGCACACAAGACTGCTCCAGAACTGGTCATGGTCAGCACTGCAAATCAAGAGAATATTCGCAGAGCAAAACGAATAAATGTTAGAGCCAGATAACTTGCCTATTATAAATAGAGGTGGTTGGAGGGATTTGAATACCGGGGATCGATTAGGAGACAGTGCCGCGAACACTGGAAACCATTGATTACGCTATTCATGCGCTTGAGGAATTTCGCTACCTTTCGACCGTCAGGGGAGCCGGACTCCAAAAGAGTCCGGTTCTTTATCTATAAAGGTCGAGGTTCCCGGAGTACTAAATAGTTGTAAATAACAGGAGTAATGGCAATGGCAATCGACTTTTTTGTATTCAGACAAGTAACCCAATTAATTGAACAAAAACTAGAAGAAGCAAGAAAGTCTGCACCCAAGGCTTACACTGCTGCTACTGATGCGAGCGGCGTGTTTGCTGGAGATGTTGCCAAATCAAAAGCACAGGTTGCACCCCGTCCCAGAAATATCGCCGCAGAAGTAACCGGCGAGGCAAGACAAAAAGCAGCACAAGCCTCTCATGATGCAATAAGTGGTCATTTGAAGGGTGGCAAAGGAGTTGCAGTGTTCTTACAAAAAGAACCAAAGTTTGGTGATGAGCATGAGGGTGAATTGGAAAGACATTACTTAGTTCCTCATTCAGACGGTAGCACCTATTTGATGAGTGGTAAAAAGACACATAAAGTTTCTGGTATGAGTGCTGGACCTCACGGGTTTATATCAGTAATGCCACACTCAACTGGTAAAAAATCAGTATCCGCAGTTGGTTATATTCCAACATCCGGTATAAGAACATTTGATCCTGCCCAAGTACAATCCTCGGGAATGGGTAAAAAATTCAAAATGAAAATGCGGGGAATGCCCGAACTAGATTGAAAGTGAACATATGTTTAATCATGATATAGTGAAGATAGAAGACAATTTAAAAACAGAAGAAATAAACGGTAAAAGATATTATGTTGCTCCAGATGGCAACAAATACCCATCGGTTACAACCATTACGGGTTGGAAAAAGAGAGCGTTCTTCGCAGAGTGGCGAAGAAAAAATCCAGACGAGTCTCGCCGAGTTCTTTCTCGCGGAACCTCATTCCATTCCATAATTGAAAACTATTTGATGAACGAAGACGCCGTGGTCGAAGAGAAGAAAACATCTCGTCCCGGTGATTATTACATGTTTGCTCAGATCAAGGAAGAACTGGACAAGATAAATAATATCAAAGCAATAGAAACTGCTTTGTGGTCTAGCACACTACGCATGGCTGGAAGAGTTGATTGCATTGCAGAATATGATGGGAAACTCTCTGTCATAGATTTTAAAACAAGCAAAGCAATCAAAGACGAAAAAGACATTCAAGAGTATTTTATGCAAGCAACCGCATATGCAATAATGTTTCAAGAGAGAACAGGAATTTCCATTAGAAATATCGCAATTCTAATGTCATGCGAAGATGGTTCTATTATGGTATACCAAAAAGATCCAATCAAATATGTTGCTAGTTTGAAAACTGCAATAGATGAATATTACGAGGAAAATGTAAATGAACTATCAGTTTCCAGTTGATACTTGTGTTGTTGCTTGTTCTGGACCATCTTTAAATAAAGTAGATGTGTTTTCTTTAGGACTACCAATATGTGCAATTAGCACAGCAATACGATCTGTAAAAACTCCGGATTATTGGTTTATTGCCGATCATCTAAATGAGATGCACGGTGATGAGGGTAAAGAGGCTTGGGAAAATGAATTAATTCAAAAAGTAATACCAAATAAAACACCAAGATCACCGGGTAAATCGGTATTGATGCATCCCTATCACGAAGGTAGAGAAGCAAACAGACAGTATGAAACTTTACTATTCGATCCGTATAAACCTTTGTTGCGTGGTCCACACAAGACTCTTACATTTGCCATACAGTGGTTGCACGTTTCTGGAGTAAAAAATATTATTTTTGCTGGAAATGATTTAGAAGCACAATCATTCGACACAAAGTATTCATACGAATTGAAAAATTTTGATAAAAAGAAACAGCATAATTTTAAAAAGACATTAGATCAGATAAAAGATGCTCTTGTTACTTGGTATCCAGTTGCAAAACAAAAAGGATACGAATGGTATTCGTGGGAATGTGGACCTATTTTTGAACAATTTGTTCCCAAATTCACACATGACATTTTAGATAAAGTAAAAAAAAATGATCCGGTTCGTCCAACAATGTCGTATTCTCAATCTATTGAAAGAATACGAGAAGAAGTAAAACAAAAACAACAAGCCAAAAAAATGTCAGAAATTGACAGAAATCGTCATGAATATAGAAAAATGATGAACGCTAAAAAACAACAAGAGGCTGAACGCAAAAAAGTAAATATGACAACATATTTTGATTTGCTACATAAGCGTAAAAAATGAACAAAGTAACATTTGTATCTTTCTATACAAATACTGGAATATATCCTAAACTTATAAAAAACTTAGAAAAAAGTTTAGAAAAGTATTCTTTGAATTATGTAATTCAACTCCAAGAGGACATGGGTTCTTGGGTCAAGAACTGTGCTATAAAGGCACAGTTTATGAAAACTATGCTGTTACAAACACCAAAGAATGAATGCATAGTATGGATCGACAGCGATGCGGAGATCGTGAAATATCCTGATTTGTTTTTATTAGGTGATCAAGAATTTATGATTCGGGGAGAACCAGGCGGTAAAAGTAAAATACCGGCTGGTAGAGAACGAATTCATTTACCTAATAATTGGCCGCAAACAGTTACTCCATGTTGGTTTAATTCTGGTACTATTTTTATGCGAGTTTGTGAAAACAGTATAAAACTGTGCGATAGATGGATTCAATTAAAAAACGAAAAACCAACGGATTGGGATCAATGGACTCTGCAACAGGCTTGGTGTGACATACAACCCAAGACAGAGTTTTTACCACAGTCTTATTGTCAGATAGATAGAATGCACGGTCGTCAAGGTGCAGTGATTTTACATCGTTTAGCTTCAGTAGAACAGAAAGTGAATAGACAATGAAAAAAGCAATAATTACAGGAATAACTGGTCAAGATGGTTCTTATCTCGCAGATCTTTTGTTGGAGAAAGGTTACGAGGTACATGGCATAATTCGTCGTTCTTCTTCCTTCAATACAGCAAGAATTGAACATTTAATGAACAATCCAGAGGTCTATAATAAGACTCTGTTTTTACATTACGGTGATCTATCAGACTATAATACAATTTCAAATGTAATAAACAAATATAACCCAGACGAGTTTTATAATCTTGGAGCGCAAAGCCACGTTAAAGTATCTTTCGATGCTCCAGTATACACGGGTGAAGTGGTTGGTATTGGTACTCTAAATGCTCTGGAAGCAATACGAGAGTATGAGCAGAGAACTGGAAAGAAGATTCGTTACTATCAGGCATCCAGTAGCGAAATGTTTGGTAAGGTACAAGAAGTTCCGCAAAAGGAAACTACACCATTCTATCCCCGCTCTCCTTATGGTTGTGCGAAGGTATATGCACATTACTTAACTGTAAACTATCGAGAAAGTTATGGAATGCACGCTTCTTGTGGTATTCTTTTTAATCACGAAAGTCCACGCAGAGGTGAAACATTCGTAACAAGAAAGATTACAAGAGCAATTGGTAGAATTTATCAAGGATTACAAAAGAAATTGTATCTTGGAAATTTAGACGCTTTGCGTGATTGGGGATTTGCCGGGGATTACGTCGAAGCAATGTGGCTAATGTTACAACAAGATACTCCAGATGATTATGTTGTTTCAACTGGAAAAATGTATTCGGTTCGTGAATTCTGTCAAAAAGCATTTTCAAAATATAACATGAACTATGAGGATTATGTTGAAATTGATCCGCGTTACTATCGTCCAGCCGAAGTAGATCAGTTGCTAGGAGATTCTACAAAAGCAAGAACCGTTCTTGGTTGGCAACCAAAAGTAGATTTTGATGGTCTAGTAAACATGATGACAGAGCACGATTTTGAACTTGGTAGAAGAGATTATACGATTCATATCCATGATAAGAATTTAAAACCAAAATGGTAACTGTAATTACTTTTTATACACCAGAATATAAAGAAGAAGCAATTGAACTTGTTAAGACTTGCAACAATTTTCAATTGCCAGTAAAAGCATATCCCAAAGAAAGTAAAGGTTCTTGGGTTCATAATTGCACCATGAAAGCCGAAGTAATAGAACAAGCACTACATGAATGTCAAGGTGGTGTTATTTGGGTGGATGCTGATGGTAGATTTAGAAATAAACCAGAATTGTTTGATAAACTTGGTGATTATGATTTTGGCTGTTATTGGATTCCTAATGTTTGGAATCAACCAAAAAATGCACACTTAAAACCTTGGAATCTTGGTAATGAGGCTCTTGCTGGAGGTACAATGTATTTTAACAATACTCCGCTTGCAAGAAGTCTAATCAATACATGGAAAGTTGAAAGCAGAAACAATCCCAATCGTTGGGAGCAACAAAGTTTACAAAAGGTATGGGAATCTTATGATAAAATGGGATTGCGTACTTTTAATTTTCCACAGTCATATTGCAAAGTATTTGACTGCAAATGGTTTGAACCAGAACAACCAGTAGTAGTTGAACATATGCAAGCAAGCAGAAGACTTAAAACAAAGGTAGGAAAATGAAAGAAGATGTGTGGTTAGCACTACCCAGTGCAAATATAGAAATGGCAAAGAAAACTTTTCCGGTTTGGAAAAGTAAAGGTTATAAGATTGCCGTAATTGTTCCAGATAGATTGCTTTCTCAATACTCAGGATTAGCCGATATTATCGTTGCAGAATCTAGCATTGGTGGTTATCAAGGTTGGCCCAAAGCAGTAAATTACCTATCTGGATTATTGTCTGATTATGAAATAATAATTGCTGCTGGTGATGATATGTACCCAGATTCAGATTATGAAGCACACCAACTACGTTTACAATTTGTTCGTCATTTTGGTGGTACTTTTGGTGTAATGCAACCATACGGTGATAAGTTTGGAAGCATGGCTTGTGATACCTGTGAACAAATCTGCGGAAGTGCTTGGTTGGGTAAAGAGTTTAGGGAAAAAATCAATCAAGGTAAAGGTCCAATGTGGGAAGAATATTGGCACATGTGGGCGGATACGGAACTATATCAAGTTGCAACTAAATACAATTGCTTGTGGATACGCGGCGACTTGAAGCAATACCATGAGCATCGACTTCGCGGAACTCATAAATTTCATCCCACCATTCCAGCAGGAAATACAAAGGTAGCGGAGAAAATTTACAGGGAACGCAAAGCAAATAATTTTCCAAACAGTGAACCTTTACTATGATAGACTTATTAATTAAATATCCAACACGAGCCAGACCAGATCAATTTAAACGTATTCTTTCGGAATATGTAAATAAATTATCTGGCAAATATAAAGTCAAGTTTGTTATTTCTATGGATTTGAATGACGAAACTTGCAATAATAATCCAATGCGCTATTTCTTAGAAGATATGAAATCACGAATTGATTTGGAATATCATTACGGTGATAGTCAAAATAAAATACATGCATGTAATCGTAATATTCCAACAGATGGTTGGAAAGTTTGTGTTTTAGTTTCAGATGACATGACACCAAGAGTTCATGGATTTGATGAAATAATAATCAATGATATGAATATGCATTTTCCAGATTTAGATGGTGCATTAAATTATAATTGTGGAGGTCATGCATATCCAAAAGTTATGGTACTTTCAATTATAGGAAATCCATACTATAAAAGATTTAATTACATATATCATCCAGAGTACACTAGTTTATTTTGTGATGAAGAACAAACTGTTATTGCCAGATCTTTAAATAAAATTGTTGATATAAACAATAAAATTATCACACATGATTGGAATGATATAAAAGACAATCTAAGACAACACACTGAAAAATTTTATCATAGCGATAAACAAGTATTTGAATCAAGAAAACAAAGAGGATTTCCACTATGAGTATATTATGGACTATAGGTATTTTACATTTACCAAAACGCGCGCATGTTTATAATCAATTACTTACGGAACTCAATAAACAAATTGCAGCAGAAAATGCTCAAGATAAAATTGAGATCATAACCGAAACTGATAATGGTGAAAACAGTGTTGGTAAAAAGCGAAACACCGTCTTGGACAAAGCAAGAGGTGAATATGTTTGCTTTATTGATGACGATGATATGATCACGAATATCTACGTTTCTAAAACTTTAAAAGCACTAGAATCAAAGCCAGATGTCGTAGAACTTGTTGGTTTCTTACCAAAATACAATCTACCATTTATTCATAATTTGAACTGCGGTGGGCATTTCCGCAAAGATGGAATACAATTTCGCACACCAAACCATTTGAATACAATTAAAACTAGTATTGCAAGACAAGTACGATATCCCGAAATATCTCACGGTGAAGATCAAGATTATTCTCACCGCTTGTGGGATAGTGGATTAATGAAAACAGAAGCACTGATTGGTGATCGGATGTATATCTACCAATTTGATTCTGCAAAATCTGAAACAGTAAAGTTTATGAAGAGAAATAAATGAAAAAAATAATATCATATAGTCTTTGGGGAGATTTACCTCTGTATACCGTTGGTGCAATTTCGAACGCAAAACAAGCAAAAGAAATATATCCCGGATGGATATGTCGTTTTTATATTCACGAACCATCAGTTCCTCAATGGGTAGTTGAAGAATTAAAAAAACAAGATAATGTAGAAATTGTATTTTACAATGATAATGTTGGTTGGGGTGGAATGCTTTATCGTTTTTATCCTGCCACAGAAGATGATGTTGAGGTAATGCTAAGTAGAGATACCGATAGCCGACTTTCTTTTAGAGAAAAAGCGTGTGTGGATCAATGGTTAGTGAGTACAAAAAAACTTCATGTCATAAGAGATACTTGCGTACATCAATCCCAAATGATGGGTGGATTATGGGGTGCTAAAAGGGGTTATTTAAATTGGATTAAACCTCATATTGATTTTATGTTAAAGAAAGTAAAAAATGGATCTGCTAGAAAGGGGTGCGATCAAGATTTTTTAAACTCAAAAGTTTATTTGTATGCTGTTGGTGAAATAGATGCAAATTGTGAAAAAATTAATAAATTAGGAACATATGATCCAAATCAAATTAGTATAATTTCTCATGATGATATTGCATTTGGTTGTTTGAGGTTTCCCGGTTTTAGCCGACTTCCTCATGTAAATGATGAGATGCGAAAAATGCCTATTCCCAGACAATATGGCGAATGTTACCATACTTGTGTGCATTGCGGGTTAAAACACGATAATAAATATATTGGAAAAGTCGAATCTTTAACACAAGATGAAATAAAATATCTGAATTTAAGTGAAGAAGAAAAACAAGAACGAGAAAATATTTTTAAATATTATAAACAGTATTTAATTAAACAATACAAGTATGGTTTTAGTCCAGTACAGCACGAACATGGTTCGGAGAAGATAATATGAAAAAAGTAATATCATATAGTTTGTGGGGTTCTTCTCCGCAATATACAATAAATTTAATAAAAAATTTAGATTTAGCAAAACAGTTTTTTGAAGGTTGGACCTGTAGAGTCCATTTATCACCGAATGTTCCGCAAAATATTGTAAATTTTATAAACAGTAGAGATAATTCTGAAATTGTTTTGATGGGCGAAGATGAGGGTTGGAATGGTATGTTTTGGAGATTTTATCCAGCAAGCGATCCAACCGTAGATATTATGATTTCTAGAGACTGTGACAGTTATTTAAACATAAGAGATAAAGCAGCAGTTGATGAATGGATTGCAAGTAAAAAAATGTTTCATATAATGAGAGATCATCGCTCACATAGTGCCAAAATTATGGGTGGAATGTGGGGTGCAATGCAAGGAGCAGTACCAAATATGAAATCATTGATAGATAATTATAGTAGAAAAGAAACAAACAATAGAAAAAATATAGATCAAGAATTTTTAAAAGAGGTCATTTATCCTCTGGTAAAAAATAATTCATTGGTTCATGATTTTATGGATCGTTTTGGAGAAGGTGCTAAAAAATTTCCAATACCAAGAAAAGAACCAATGCGAGAATTTATTCAAAACGATATATTGATGTATTTGAATGCTACCACCAAAGAACAACGCTCTCAAGAATATAAAAAATACGATAATTATGATAATGATTATATTGGAAGAATAGAAAGCGTAAGCGATGAAGATATTAATTTTTACAAGGATAATACATGAAAATAAAATATTTACACCATCACATGGGTCTAGGTGATCATTTTTGTTGTAATGGAATGGTTTTGGAACTTATTAAAAGATGGAATGTTGATAAGATGTTTTTATTTTGTTGGGAGCATAATCTAGAAAATTTAAAAAAACTATACTTTAACAAAAAAGTAGAATTGATACCACTAAAGGGACATACTAACGAGCAGAAACAAGTAAATGAATATTTAAAAAATTGTGGAGTTTCTTTGCATCATAATGGTGTAGTCGATTGGTTAACTGGAAATAGTGGAGATTATTATCAAGTAGGTTTTAGTTGGATGGAAAATGAATGTCATAAAAAAATATCACAACATGTTTCTTGTGATCAATGTTTTTATATGCAAACACAAGTTCCATATGAACTACGATTTGATGGTTTTTCTTTTGATAGAGACATTGAGAGAGAAAATCAAGTTTATACAGAATTAAATCCAAATAATGAAGAGTATATTTTTGTTGCAATTGATGATATGACGCGACAAATGATTGCTCCTAGTAGAAAATGTTTAAATAGCAAAATAAAAATAATAGATAATCCAAAAAACTATAGCATAATGGATTTGGGCAAAGTTTTGGAAAATGCCTCAGAATTACATTTAATGGAAAGTTCTATTCGTTGTCTAATAGAAGCTAAAATATATGACATGAGCAAACCAAAATTAAATTTACATGCATGGAGAGGAGCAATTTGGGGAAACAATTCCATACATGATTGGAATTTAATATGGCAAGATTGTTCCGAAATATTATGCAAAAGAAAATATCCAATGTATCAAGGAGCAAATAATACATTTACAATACAGGGATATCATAAAGAATGATAGAAACTATTAAAAAACATATTTTCAAATCCAATATACCACACTTACAAACTAATCCGGGTATAGGTGATCTAATAAATTGTTACATTTATGGTAGTGAATTATTTAATAGATTTGAGTCTGTTAAAATTAGGATAGATTATGGTGTTTTATATTTTTATAGAAATGATAATAAATATTCTGAATCTTTGCATAAATTTACACAGTCATTAGCAAAATGTGTATTTAAAGATCCTAGATTTCAACTAATAGATGATCCTTTGGATACTGGATCTATTTGTACTCATGATTATTCTAAATTATTAGATGTTGAATTTAAACCAAAAGATTTAAGTTTTATAGTACATAAGGAAGATTTTGAAAAACCAAATTATAATTATGTTGTGATAAATGTAAAAATTCGTGAATACGATAAAACATTGAATGATTCAAACATCCAATATCTTATTAAATATTTAAATTGCTACAATGGTAAGATAATTCTCATGGGAGATAGAATAGTAGATTATAATAAAAATACTGAATACAATTCATACAAACATTGGGTGTATTCA